AGCTGAACTGTTGGTTGCTGTCGTACCAGGTACAGGTTGTGTTGTCAAACTGGCTGGCGTGTCCCCATTAGTAAGCCCGGAATAGGTAATCGTTAGCGTAGGCAAAGCTGCTCCGTATACCTTAGTTTTATTATCGGTTGTTACGATCAGTAAAGCCTTGGTTACTGTCAGGATTCCGTTTATATAGTTGAAGCTATAGTTAACTGCAGTTGCGCCTGAAGGCGTGATCGGATAGGTACCTACTACCGAGCCGGTATTGGCCGTAGTAGACAAGCTCGGCTGAGAGGTCAGAACTGAGGAAGGTTCTCCCAGGACGAAGCCGCTGAAGCTAGCTGTTAATGAAGGGTTAGCCCGGCCATAAGGCTTGGATTGCGGGTCTGCTGTTACAGTCAGTACTGCTTTATTGATAGTCAGGCTCTGAGAAATAGTAGTCGTCCCATCTGTAGCTGTGATGGTACAGGTACCAGATTTGACAATGTGTACCTTACCAGATACAATAGTTGCTATAGAGATATCAGAAGAACTATAAGTAATTGGGTTAGGTCCTATTGCTCCCGGATCGAAGTCAGCAGCTCCATAGGTTCTGGGAGCCAGGCTACCGAAAGTAAGCCCGGTCGTGTTCCATGGGCTACCAGTCCATAAAGGATTTGGTAATAATGCACTGGTAATTGTAGTATCATAACCAAACTGTGGTGTATTGGTAGACATACTTACCGGTGGTGTTCCTGCGATCGGAGAGACAAACCAGCTGTATTTATTATTGTTATGATTGGTAAAGTTGACCTTATTGTTTGTACAGGTCCAGTTAGCAGGTGTAGTACCTCCTCCGAAGTATCCTACCGTGATCCCCTGAGCTGCTATTACACTGTAACTTCCGAATATCTGGTTGTTATCTGCAATGATATTGCTACCACCAACCAGCTGTATACCAGCATTTCCAGCATTTACAATCTTATTATTATAAACCCGCTGGTACCCTCCGCCTACATCTCCAAGAGTGATACCACAGTATCCCCTGGTATTCAGGGAGCCACCTAACAGGTTGTTATCATGTACCAGCATATAGCTGGAAGCAGTACCAAAACTTTGGTACAAAGAGATCAGGTCACCTACACCCAGAGTATTCTGGCTCATATCCGTATAGATATTATTATAGGCTACCTCCTGGCCACTACCAACTGAATTATTAAACTGTATTGGGGATCCGCCACCATTACTATGGCTATCATTATCGTGTATGTTAGCAAAGTAATTATGAAGTATTTTAATATTGGCAACGCCTCCAGAGCCACAGTGCCATACATTGACGCCCCGTATACCGGTATTGATATAGCAGTTATTGATAGTAATGTCGTGTATACCAGAACCTAAGTAGATGATGCCGTTAGGACTAGTATTGTTCTGTAGTACCAGGTTATTAATGGTAATGTAGCTGCCACTGATCTGGAGCACAGGAGCATTGGCTCCTCCTCCGTTCAGTACAGCATTATTACCGGTACCGTATAAGTCGAATGTTATGGGATTTCCAACAGCCCCGGAGGCAGAATAGTTGATCGTACCTGTATAAGTACTTCCTTTTTTAAACAGAAGCCTGTCTCCTGCGGCACCTACTGTAGATACCCTGCTCATTGGCCAGGGGCTTACCTGGGTTCCAGACCCACCACTGACTACTGCAGGGTCAAAGTAGTAATCCATAACTTACTGATTTTACAGTAAAGCTATAAATAATTTTGTATTAACAAGGGTCGTGCAGGTTATTTTTGCTTATCAGGGATGAATATGATCTTGCCAGGTTCTCCCCTGGGGTTAGAATAGGGTTCTAGCTTTAAGTTAATAGTATTGAACTTAATATCATTTAGGTGCTGCACACTGTCTATCTTCCTGTTTAGCATAGTAGCTACAGATGTGATCTGCTCTTTTGATTCGATACGGCTATCTTTAATATCTCCTTTTAGCCCATAGTAGCATCCGATAATGGCTATCAGTATGGAAACTACTGCCGGTACTACCTGGAATAGCATAGTAGACCATTTTACATTCTTCATGTACTGTGATAGGTCTTGCTGTTGTTGATGTGTCATGACTGTTTCGGCTGATGGTTCTCTTCGCATTCAAGTAATCTCAACTTTAGCTCTTTATTCTGTCTTCTCAATTCTTGTACTTCTTTGAAGGTACTGGTAAATAAATATAAGTTTAATGCTGCAAAAATCGCACCACCTACTAGTATCACTGCAAATAATAAATTAGATAGGTCATGTGCGCTCACGGTGTTTATAGATATAAAGTATTAAGGTAATAAGTAAAAACGCTGCTACTTGCCAATTCCTGTCATAAACCCATGGCGCCGATTTTTCCGAGACAAATATGCAGAGTTCGTAGTATCCGGATATAAATATAATATTTCCGATTAAATACCGGATACAAAACTGTTCAAATTTACTTAGTTTCTGGACACTCTCTGACCAGATATAAAATAAGCTGCCAAATACTACTATAGGAACTACATTAAATACTACCTGACACATTCTGCACCAATCCCCAAAGTACAGATGACCTGCCAGGAAAAGTGGATAAAAATGTGTCAGAAATAGTATTTTAGCCTGTCTACTCATGGTTTAGGATGGGTAGGATCAGGAGGTACCGGATCTCCGGTAGTATCTGCCAACAGCTCTGGCCGAGCCCTCAGATTCTCCAGTTCTTGTTTCCAGGCTGCTAATTTCTGTTCCGTATCTGCAATAATAACCTCTAAGATCTCGATTGCCTTTTCTTTTATTGTCATGATTTTTAGTAAAGTTTATACCATCTTGAAATGGTTGTTATTGTGCTATCTGAGCATAAAATAAATAAGTTGTACTGGCGGTAAGTCCACCTGACCCTACTTTTATAACGTATACAGTTGTAGTAGTACTTGCATCATCAACATATATCTGAGTAGTTCCGCTTAGTGCAGCAGCAGCGGAGTTTACAGGGGTTAATATAATCTTAGGCGCCGCGCCATAAGCTACGTTAAATGTTATTGTTGCTACTGTTGCCGAAGCTGTAGGTGATGTTCCGGTTGTGATTGTTACCTTATGCGCCAGATCATTCCCGCTAACCGACACTGTAGGTGATGTACCTGCCCCGGTTCCAGCTGCTATTGTTGGAGCAGAAGACGAGCCAATGATATGTTTTACAGATATGGTGTTCAGTAACGCCAGGTTTGATGAGTTATCCAAGCTCATTATATCCGTATAGGAGCCGCTGTTATTGGTACTTGTCCTTTCAGCCCAGAATAATTTGGATACAGGAGGTGCCCCAGCAGTATTTCGCACACCGTTAGTCCATTCTGTCCAGTTGTTTACTGAACCTGTCCATGCGGCCCCCATCCACCTGGTAGCATATGAATTTTGTACCTGGGCACCAGATGTTGCCGCTGTAAAGTTTATTTGGGTTAGGCCATCTGTAGTAGTAGAAGTCCCCACACTAAAGCCATGGACCCCCCAGCTACCACTTGTAAATCCGTTACCGAAATTATCTACTTGGAAAACGTTTGTTCCCGAACCACCTCCTATATAAGAAGATATCGTAAAATATCCGAAATTATTAGACTGATTAGACTGAGACGTTAATCTAAATTCCATGTTTGAGGATGCGCCTCCGGTGTATACAGGTGATAATAATGATATTGCAGGCGAATAATAAGTGGTACCAGATGAAGCTAATCCAGTTGTATTATTTGCCACCTTAATGTAAGGTGTTAATGTACTACTTGCCGAATTGTTCTGCCAGATATGCTGTCCTGTCCAAGTTGGTGCAAATGACTGATCTACAGTTGTTAAAAGTGCTTGCCAAGCTGATCCATTATAAAATACCGGAGTTTTCACACTACCACCGCCAGTTAATGTTCCTAAATAGGTCGGTGTTGTTGCGTCGGTTACGTATGTTTGATCTCCTAAATTACCAGCAGGTAGTGTACTGACTGTATACCCTGCAAAGCCATTGGGAGAACTATATACTTTCGCTTGCTGCGCATAGTCGGATATTACCGTAGCTATGTTCTGGTACAACCTTATATAGCTAATTGCATTCGGTGACGGGTTTATAACAGAATTACCAATAAATACTACTCCAGGCATCGTTAATGTACGCCCGCCAGTAGCATCCTGTACCACTGACAGATAAGCCATGTCCCCCGATACATTATTAACTTGGTTTACCGTAGTATTACCCGTTAAGGTAATGGTCGCATAAGTGCTTTTACTATAATCCCAATTTGCTACCCCCGCTGAAATTGATAAAGTCTGCTGTCCCTGATTTCTATTTAAATTTACTTTTGTAGTTCCATTTGGGGCAAAACTCCCTGTAAAGTCTGTTAATATAGTGCTTACTCCAAAGTTAATATCTCCAACTCTAACTACATTACAATTTCTTACTGTTAAGGCGGCTTTAGTTGCATCAGTTGTATTAAGGAAGTTAGTACCAATTGATATATTCCCCATCGAGCCGCCGCCTATTGACGGGTCTATATAAATAGGATAACCTGCACCACCAGAAAACTCATTGTTGGATATATTAACATTATTAAAGGAAACTCCCGATGCTGCAGTTATTTTCAATCCGTATTGACCGTAGTTCTCTACCGAACAATTCGACATTTGGAATAGAACTGTAGAGGCTTGCATGTTCACATCTATTGCAACATTTGGAATACCGGCTCCACCAGCATTAAATTTAACATTATTAAGTTTTAAGCCGCCACCGCTCTCATACCTTAATGATGTAGCTGAGGTGCTGTTGCAATAGAACCAGGAACTTGTTATAGACTGGTCACCTGCATCCGGTAATGCCACATCTTGTATCCTCATATTATAACGAACCGGGAAGGAGAAATGACAGCCATCTATTTTCCAATCCCACCCATTGACAAAGTTGATATTATCGTAAAAGTAAAGGACAGAGGCATCATTCATCCTGAATCCTATCGACTTATTCAGAACTATTCCTGCCCCTGATGATGGGAATGTACCAGATGTATTTGAATTTCTAATACAAATGTTATCTACAGAACAGTTATCTGCCCCGATGGTAAAGGCGTTTGCCGTTAATGAATTTGAAGTGACAGTAGATATCGCTATATTAAAGCTTGTTCCCCCTGATTGCATACCCGCAATACCACCTGCTCCTAATATTTGAGTACTATTTGAAATGGATATGGCAGAGGATATAAGATAGTTTCCTGGTGGAAAATATAATACACCACCTGTTGACGAGATTGCATTAGCGGCATTTTGTATGGACGTAGTATCGTTTGTAGTACCATTTCCAGTTGCACCATAGTCTAAGACATTTACCCATTTTAAACTTGATTGTTTATTATTAAACGTATTCCAATCCGTATTTGATAGATAGCCATTTGTTGATGTAGTCGCTTGCGTTATGCCTATTGCACCGGTTGAACTATTGTATGTAATAGGGGCTGTGTTCGATAATGAAGAAAGCGTAATAAAGCTGGACGGATTGCCAGTTAACGGATAAGCATCGGTGATACCGTACCCACCTAAAGTAGTAGGTTTACCGGTTATAGAAGACCATGCCGGTGTAGCACTGGTTATATCTGAAAGCAATGCAATCGTACCACCTACATTTCTAAATGTAACAGATGTTGTACCTGTTAATAAAGTAGTTGGGTAGTTAATATAAAAAGCGTTCGTACCATCAGTAACAGTTATTTGAGATTTGAGATATGACGTGTAATTATTAGCTCCGTTATGCAATTCAAAGCTGTTATAAGTTGCAGCAGTATACAAATTAGTATTGGTTGTTGATTTAACCCCGATATTTGCCAAATCACTATTTACTGTGATACTTGCCCCACCATTGAAAATCAAGTTACCACTCATAGTTCCACCTGTTAACAACAGGTACCGTGCATCATTTGCATCTCTGGAATAATAAGGCGAAGTGTCATTAGCAAAGATATTCCCGGTCATGTAAATGTTTCCTTGGGCATTAATATCGTTGCTGAATGTTTTAACCCCACTCACCGTTTGTGTACTTGTGGAATTGACTGCATCAGTAATACCGTAACCGCCTAAGGTTGTGGGCTTGCCGGTAATGGATGCCCAAGCTACAGAACCAGAGCTACTACCTCCTACTACAATCCACTGAGTGCCATTCCATCTCCCCAATACGGAATTACTTCCTCCACCAGTTATAACTGCGCTATAAGCGGCTGTAGTACTATCAGAAAAATTGTGAAGTTGACCTATGAAATTACCTCCGGCATAACTACTTACTGTAGTTTGTAAGGCAGGCAAATTACCGTATTGAGCATATTGGTATTGATTCATTGTAGGATGCACCGTATATAACCAATATGAGCCGCTACCAGTTCCTACAATAGATGTGTGGCCTATAAGTCCTATATTACTTATTCTATCAGCTACTAATATTCCATTCTCTGCGGATTTCTGGCCCATACCAATACCCCTAGCTAAAGTCGCTCCTGTATTAGTAACATAAAGCTGAACTCTAACATTATCTGGTCCATAGTCATTTCCAACTTCCACCATTGCGGTGGGATAATTTGTTAGTGTAGTATCAGATGTGTAGTACATCCTACCTCCTGAAGCCCCTACTACAAGTGCTCCTTGCTCATTTGGGAGTACATAATTTCCTCCAAGGATTACTTCAAAACCACTTGAACCGCTTAAAGAACTATCTGTAAGCTGTAGAACATGATTTTGTGTATTAATAGTAGTATTTCCTGTTAATGGTCCTCCCAGAACTATTCCAGAACCATCGGAGATGCTCAGGCCGTTCGTAGCATTTGGTGCCCAGGGGTTATCGATAGTTCCTCCGGGATCTGAAAAGGTAGGGCCTCGTCCAACTAACGTACCAGGAGCAAAGTACATGGTAGCTGTAGAAGTAGCTTCTGCGATTGCATCAGTTACCGCTCCCCAATCAGGTATCCACCTGGAGTCCAGTTTACCAAGAGATGAATAGTCATCTGTATAAACCAGTCCCTTAGAGAAGATTGCATCGGATACTCTCATTCCCAGAGTGTAGTCCATAATCAATCCTGTGGTAGATGCTCCGGAATTAATCTGCATCAATGCCTGGTCTTTACCGGCAATAAGAGAAGTAAAATTAGATCCACTACTATAGGTAGCACTAAAACCTGTACTATTAATTCCCACACTAGAACCTGAAGAAAGTTCTGTAAAAGAGAGTGGGGTTGTACTGGAGAAGCTAACAGTAGTAGGCTGTATTAAAGGCCCTCCCAGTTCCAGGTAACTCCCGTTAGGTGTAATCCCGTTTCTGCCTCCGGTAATCGCACTAAGTGGTTCTACAAATAGTTCCTGCAGGTTCTGGTACTGGGTAACTCCATCGCCATTCTTATGGGAGATGACCTGTGCAGGGCTACTAGTATCTGTCCCGTAGATTGTCCTGCCCAGTTCAAATATTTGGGTAGGATCTATCTGGGAAACAGGTATCCTTAGGAGCTGTATCTTTAGCCCCTTAATGCCTATTCCTCCTGGCGAATATGTATCTCCCTGGCTCATTTATTTATTCTAATATGGGGTCTTGACTATCCTGTATAAAATCCAGGTCTACCAACTGGCAGCCTCCTGTCGTATTATTCCTGGCTACCAGGGTAAAGCCTCCTGTAACATAGGGTGTAGTGGGGCATGCTCCAGAACCAGGTTGAGAGTTCCCGCCCTGTGAAGCATCCTTACAGCCACAATCTTCCTGCTCTACGGGCTTTTGTACCGGGGCAGGGTCTGGTAATTTACGGGTAAGCGGGTCCATTGAGTATTCCTGATAAAGTCCTGATCTGTGTAAATATGAATTCTACTTGCTGCTGGCTAAGAAAGTTGGTTTCCGAAGCCGGGTCAAACCGGCTTAGTGCCCGGATATACAACCAGAGCAAGGTAGAAGCTTTATATACCGGGCCAGTTCTCATCCCCCAGCGACTCCCGGTAACTCTTCTTAACCTGTAGGAAGAGAAAGCATCCTGTGCGTCAGCATACTGCTGGTTAAAGCTATCTACTGTTACCATACTCTGGATTGTTTAAGGCACCTGCTCTGTACAGAGAGTGCCAGATCATTAGCGCCAGCTATATCCCCGGCATTAAACCGGGCGGTAGCAGCCAGCTCATCCATAGTCAGCTCAACTAAATTCTCAAGTTCTGTATCAGTTATGGAATCTACGGTGTAACGGGTAAGCCTATCATCAATCCGGTTCTGGCCCATAGTCTGGATAAGCACATCGAGTACGACCTGGTACCACTGGTTACAGTGCTCAGTCGTGTTTGAACCCCCGTAGGGGGTATCGAGTGTAATAATTCCCCCTGAGATACTCTTTACCAGATACAGTACTGTCGGCTGGGACTGGAAGGAGATATACATCCCTGACTGTAAGGTAGAGATATCCAGGTCCATTACTGTAACTGTAGACTCTCCTGGTATCGTAGTTACCGTACCAGACATCGCATAGCCAGAAAGGAATTGTATTTCTTCTACCCCGTCTGGTAGCAGGTTCAGAACCGTAGAAAGGCCTGTGTTGATGGTCGTGATGGCATAGCCTGCTTCTATATCTGACTGCTGATAGCTTCCTGAGATCAGGAGCCAGTTACAATCTCGATAAAGTTTCCAGCGGAGCTGTACCAGGGTAGTAGCTCTTACCGGATTAGGCGTACCATAGCCTCCGGGATTGGTAGTACTGTTGTAATTTCCTGTCGTATCCTGTACGATAAGGGTGGTTCCGTCTGCACTCAGACTAACCTTACTAAGTTTAAGTTGCAATCCCATAGCCAAATATAATTAAATTATTGATCTATCAAATTAAAAGGGATTTACCTCATCCCAGAAGGTATCCTTGTCTGCGTTCTCCCTATCCTTGTTAATCTCATACAGGCTGGAGGAGAATGGCAGGTTCTTCTCTATCAGGGAAGCTCCTTTACGGTCACCTTTATTCGTGTAGGTTTGCTCGTCCGGACCCCCTACTGCTTCGTTTATTCCTCCCGCAAGCAAAGCATAGAAGCCTTTACCTATCTCCAGGCTCTTTTTAACCACAGCCGGAGGTTGCAGGGCAGAGTCTGCCATTACCGGTACTGCCCACTGCTCGAATAACCTGCCGGTCATTTCCGTAGTGAACTCTTTTAAGGTATCCTTTTCGTTCCGTTTACCCAGTAAAGCTGCACTCATCGTGAGCATAGAAGCCCAGGTTCCCAGTGCTACGCTAAAGTCGATTACAGATTTACGCTGTTCGGTAGAAAGGTCCCCCCAGTTATAACCGGAGTTCTTAGCCATGCCCATATAGTTCATGATCAGTCTGCCCATTACCTTGGCTCTGCCTTCTACTACCCGTGCCCGCCACTCGTAGACATCTTCCCCGTCACGCTGTTTCAGCTGGCCGGCGCTGTCCATTACCTTCTCAAACTGACCTATAGACGGGTCCTCGTATTTGCTCTTAAACTGGTTTACCAGCATTCCCGGGATCCAGCGTTTGAACATCATCAGAGCATCTCCCAGGATGGTAGCCTGTACAGCAGTCTTTTCATCAGAGCGGTACCCGCCTTGCAGCTTGGCTATTCCCCTGTGGATCTTCTGTACTTCCATCGGGTGCAGGCCAGATAAGGTATCGAAGGTACCATCTGGCAGCTGGATCTTACCCCGGGTGAAGTCGGCAGGGAGCTTGAACTCTCCTGTAGTTTTATCAAAAGAGTTTTTGTACATCTCGTACATAGATTTCCCAGCATACTTCCCACCTTCCACCTTCAGGTTCTTGAGGAAACTCAAGGCATATTGTACGTTCACTACCTCTTCCGGCATCTGGTACAGGTAAGCAAAGTTATGGGTAGATAATAGCCTTGCTCCCCTGGTCATCGAATCCGATGGGGAGATCCCCATCTCATTCATCGCAGGGTATAACCTCAGCTTTTTAGCCAGTTGGTGTATAAAGTCCGTATCCGTATTACCGGTTAACTGGGTAAACTGGCTACCCATAGCCTCTTTGTAGTTAGCTACCATACTCTTTGGCGAAAGATCCAGTTCCTTGGTGTTAGTGCCTTTAATCCCTCTCAGGATCCCGTTCACCAGTTCCTCTTTTCCCTGCATATATTCCAGCTGGATCGCATTCTTCAGGCTCCGTGCAGGCTGTAACCATAAGGTCGAAGCAGCAAAGCCTGACTTCAGGGAACGGTAGATCTTTACCGGAGAAATATTATAGTTCTCCCCATCCTTACGGTATACAGCCATCCCCTGGCGGGTCAATTTTCCAGAACCACGGAGAAGTCTGTCGCCTATCAGTACGTTATTGATCTGGAAGTCCAGGAAGCCGGCTGCATTCTTAAAGGCAGGGTTACCATTCATATCATTCCGGGTCTCCAGGTAGCCTTTCAAAGCTTGCCCGGCTACCCAGCTATGATCCAGGTGTTTCTTATTGATCATCTGCTCCATGTACTTTTCAAAGGCCAGCTGCAGGTCCATCGAGTAGCTGTCCGGAGAAGCATAGGTATTGGCATTTCCCAGGAAGCGTACAGGCAGGCCGTAGTCCTTCTGGTTATAGCCTTCTATATTATTCTCAAAGAAATCGGTAGCATGGCGCAGGAAGAAATCTTTCCCGTAAGCAGCTATACCAGAGAGCCCATTACGGGTAGCTCGTTGCAATACTTCTTCATGGGTGATTGCTACCCGGGGAACGAAGTTGTCTTTATACTCAAAGGCAGCACCTCTTCTGGACTTATTATACAGGTCCAGCTTGGTCATTGGTTTACCTCTGCTATCTTCTCCTACGATGGCATTCTTACCCATGATCATGACTTCATGGAAGATATCCTTCATCTCCTTGGCCATATAGTCGGAGAGTGCCTTTTCTGCGGTAGAGAGCTTGTTATATTTCTCATCTCCCTTTACAGTCAGGCCACGTTCCAGGTATTTAGTCCCGGTATCCGGATCTATAGTCTCTTTCTCGTTCCACAGGTTCTGGAAGACCTTCTCCTTATTTACCCAGGCTACGGACCTTTCCAGTAAGTTCTGGTTCATCCCTTTCTCTTTCAGAACCGCACCAAGAAGTCTCTTGAATTCCCGCTGCTTAGTATCGAACTCAGCCCGTGCAGCTTCCTTACCAGCATTCAGCATAGAAGCATAACTCTGAATATATGGGTTATGGGTGTCATTCAGGTTAGCCAGGTATCGGGTCATTGTAGAGATCTCGTACTTGGAATCCAGTTCCCCGGAGAAATCTACCGGGATTAGGCTGCTCCCCTGCAGGATCTTCTTCATCAGGCGATCCCTGGTCAGCCTTTCTTCCCGGGTCCATTCCTCAGAGCTGTCTTCTGCTTTACGAAGCTCTACTGTAGTTACCAGTTTCTGTAGTTGCAGTCTTAAGCTTTGCATGGTTTCTGCTTCGGAAGCTCCATTAGAGTTCAGCACATCCTGGGTATAGTCAGCATCTCTTGGTGCATTATATTCCCTTGGGTCGAACAGTTTAGGGGATTTAGCCAGGAGGGCTTTATATTTAGCCGGCTCTTCGTTCCTGTAATACTGCTCAATCATCCGCAAGTAATCGCTTGTTTCTACGTTCAGTGCATTTCTACCTTGGGTAGCCTCGTACTCATTCGGGATATGCATCACAGTCAGGCCGTCAAACTTCGCTTCCGGATGCTCTGCTTTAACCATTAAGGCATACAGTGTTACCTGTAGCTTGGCACGGTCCAGCGGGTTATCGGTAATCTGATGCTCCTGCAAGCCATACTTCATGATATTGGAAGTATATTTATCTTTCAGTCTTGCGCCGGTTTTCCAGTCTACGATCTTTAGCCTGTTGTCAGGTCTTACTATTAACTGGTCAATCTTACCTGCACCGATCTCTGGTGAGGCTACCTTGATCTCAGAATAAATCCGGTCTCGCTGGTTCTCGGGAACTTGGTCTCCTACATGAATACCTGCATTATCCAGAACCTTGGAAAGGACTTTCTTATCGGTGATCCAATTATAAGCATCTGCCCTGGTTTCGCTTTGTGCGGCCAGAGTTTCTATTTTCTTGGTAAGCTCCAGTTTGGTAGCCGGATCCATAGTAAAGAACTGCTGTAACTGGGCATGGATAATATCTCCCTTGAGCTGTCCCTGTAACTGCAGTTTCTTCTTCTGCTCCTGGTAAGTGACTTTATCCATTTCCACTCCGTCAATGATCAGCTTTCCACCTGGAGGCGTATTCCGGAACATCCGGTCGGCGTCCCGCTTGGCGATCGCATCTTCGGAACTCATGGTAGAACCGTCCGGGTTAGTATACTCTTGTTTCTTACGGAAGGTGAAGTTGTCTATTACCCTGGAAATACGGGGCAGGATATCTCCGTTTACCTTATAGGTATCTCCCTGCTTGCCATTGATATCGATTTCCGGATCCTTGATATTATCCTGGTTAGACAGTAACTTCTCTATAATGCCCTCCGGTTTATCCAGGTCCTTGGAGTACTGCACGTCATCCTGGATACCGCTCAAGTCCAGCTTCACTTTGGTATTGGCCAGGATATCAGCAATATCCCCAATCCTTAGCTTAACCATATCTTCGTTAGCCAGGTCCTTAATAGTCAATGGTTCCCCTCCTTTGAGTTTGGTCAGAACCTGACGAACTAGGTTACCAACAGAGCGCATCAACCTTCTCACTAAGGTTCTGAAACTACCCTCCTTTAGTTTACCAGCAGCTTCCTGGCCTATAGCAGTTACCAGGGCTTCTCGCTCCTGTGCACTACTGGTCAGCTCAGGATAGGCTGCCTGTACCCTACGTAGGAGTATCCTGCCCTCAGGGCTTTCTTTAAGTTCTATGCTTAAACTTTGATACCAGCCCGGGTTATTCTGCTGGATAGCTGCCACCAATGGGTGCGCTACCTCATGGAAGGGTGTGTCCCTGGTCATCAGTCTTGGATCCAGGTTGATCCGGTCTCCATAGATCGAGCCTTTCTTACCACCCGCAGCACCTTCGGCAATATGCAGATCCAGGTTAAACCTACTGGCTACATCTGTCGCAATGGCTGTAATAGCTGCCGCTTCATCCGGTGTATTAGGTTTATCCACAGTGTTAGGAACAAGTGTAAAACTTTTCTTGGTTTTATCCACCAGGCCTTCAGTTACCTTATCTACGATACCAGAGATCCCCTGTTCCCGGGTTTCATTAGAGTATGGGTAAACGATCACATGCTGACCAGGTTTGATATGCTCGTTATAGGTTTCATACTTTCCGGTACGGATATCTGCAACAGGTACCGGAATAGTTCCTTTACCAAAGTAATCTTCTATGGCATAATTTCCATCGATGGCTCTATCTGCGCCATCATAGCCCCCGGCAAAGTTCTTGTAGCCCAGCTTCTGGTAGTATATTTTATCACTGTCTACGTCATTTACCCGGATATAAGCAACATCTCTTCCTCGTTCGATACCACCTTCTCTCCTACGGATGAACTGTGGCAGATCATCTTCGGAGTATTTACGGTCCCCGTTTTCTTTTACTACCGGGTTCTCATAGGCCTGATTCCAGTAATACTCCCCGTCATAGCCGGAATGTACTGCTACGGCTTCGTTACCGATACTGGTATATTTAGGCTGTCCGTCCTCGTCCAGGGTGTGGATAGGCTGTATCTTCTTCGAGGAGATGTAAGGCAGTCGGTCGATATTGTTTACTGCCAGCTTAATAGCCAGGTTATCTGCCAGGTGCTTTAACGGGCCGGAGATCAGTGTGCCTTCTTCATCCAGCTTGGAAGCCTGCACCTTATCCCTCAGGTCACGGTTAATAAAGTCTGAAAGCGGCCTCAGGTATTCGGAAGGAATAAACATGGAGTAGTTCCTTACGCCAAAGCTCATCCCATAGTTCAGGGCGGCATACTTTACCAGGTCCTGTTTCAGGCTTTCATCCCTGATCGCTGAGAAGCCATCCTGCATCTCCACAGATTCTTCTGCGGTAGGATTGGAAGTATTGGCAAACTCCAGGGTCTTAATTCCATAGCCCCTGTCCTTTACTGCAATACGCTTCAGGAACGGGTTCTGGTCATTATCTGCCAGCTTCTTATCTTCTGCCAGAACCTGAGAGATGCGGTCTGCGAACTGCTGGCCCCAGGCAACTTTCCCGGTTACTACCCGCTCGTTTTTGGATTTCTTACCCGATACAGTTACCGGCTCCTGGTCCTGTAGTTCTGAACTATAATAAGAAGAGACCAGGTAACTCATTACCTCATTCTTCAGTAACTCTATATTCTTATTCTGGTCCCCGGCCAGCTTGATCTTCATGGATCTATCCAGCTGTTTAGCCAGAGACTGCACTTCAGGGAAGTGTTTGATCAGAGAAGTATCTATCCCTTTCTTCATCCACTGGAAGGTGTCATAGGCTGCAGCGATATTCGGTTGTGCCTCGAACAGCCTATCCAGGTTAAAGCTAAACTGATCCGAAGTGTAGAACTTGCCATCGGTTACTGTACCGATCTTATTCCAGGTATCCTGCTTGGTAGCAATATCCTGGTAGAATACCGGCATATCCTGTACGATAGAGATTGCCCGGGAGAAGTCTGTAATATCGTCTCCGATCTTTACTAACCGTTCGAACTGTTTCAATACATGGAACTGGTGGTTAAATTCCTCTATAGTTTCCCCGAAGCTATTAGCCTTCAGATATTTGTCCAGAACCTTAGGAGAGAGGGATTCTGCTTTAGGCAGTTCCCTGCCCTGCAGTTCCATCTCGATATCCGAGTATTTGGCATTCTCCAGTAAGCCAAGCTTTACAGCATGCTCTGCCATCTCTGCCTTCAGGTTATTCAGGACGGTAGATCTGCCACCATCTATAGTAGAGTACCACTTGATCACTGGCTGCAGCATCAGTCGCATCGCATCGGTCAGTGGCATACCTATTGCCTTGGCTGCAATATATACGCCCCCGGTACGGTCAGTAGCATTCATTAGGTAGAGCTTCTGGTCCTTTACGTTATCTACCGAGGTATTTACCAGCGCGTCCAGCTCACTCCACATATTCCCGCCTGTATGGTCCAGTTCTGTGAACTTATCGTAGGTCTTGTCCCCCAGAGTAATGCCAGGGTTTTCTCCCTGTAGCTGCGGGTATTCATCTCCTGCTTCGGACTTACCGGCACGGGACATATAACTCAGCGCTTTCATGCCGTTAGCGAATACGCCTACTAAGCTTGCTCCCTGGAAATTAGAATTGAACATCTTCATATTATCCAGGATCCTGGAAGTATTCAGGTTTAGTTCCGGCTTAATCCCCAGTTCCTTAAAGCTGTTATCGATTACGTCGGTAGAGATCGGCGTTAGCATACGCTGCCGGTTACTCTCATGGGATATGGTATCCAGGAAGGACTCGGTAACAATATTGTTCAGTAGCTGATCGTGTAGCTTTTCCACGTCTGCCAGTACGCCTTTATCTCCTGCATACTCAATCCGGTGACGGTCCAGTTCTGCACGGAACCTGTCCGGGTTGAACTTTAGACTGCCATCCGCTTCCCTGTAGTAACCTACCGGGTGCCCCTTATCGATTACTTCAGTGCCATCCTGGCGCCATAGCCGCTTGGAAGACTGTTCCCTGGATATGGTATATAAGCTATCCACGTCAAAGTCAGAACCGTGTTGGGCTACGAGCTCGGCAGGTGCGATCACTACGTTAGAGCCTTTATCATCATAGAAGCCGGCTATCTTCAGGGGTACTGAACTATGTAGTTCCGTCGATGGGATACGGAAACCCATCATATCCCCGGTCAGGAAGTCCCCCGGGTTTGCTTTATCCGCATAGATCTTTGGTAAGATCACTTCTGCATGCCATCTGCCGGTAGCAGGATCCTGTTTGTACTCCAGTCTTCTTGGATGATCCAGGCTACTGCTTACGTTTTGGCCGTATCTGCTCCAGAATTCCTCCTGTCCCTTGGGGATCTCGGATGGGATATCTGCGCCATAACTACTCTGCAATACCATCTTACCCCCAGGGAACTTGATCTTCACGGTTCCTTTGGAAGTAATGTTGGCCATCTGGATGAGGGCCTTGTCTGCTATATTCGGGAAGTTATAGTTAATCCCTGACTTGAGCATCTCCTGGATACGCTCGTTACCTACCCCGGAAAGGGTACGGATGATCGAGCCGGCTGTAAACTTACCCTGCTTATCCAATGAGTTCTGGGAGAGCCGGGCTATGCCCCGGGTTACTTTCTCTGCAATGGCGGAATATACCTGGTTAGCTGCTTCGATATTAGGTGCCCCTGCATCTGTCAGCTTATGCATTACATTCAGAAAGTATCCTAACTGTGTCGGGTTAGCTACCTTATCATAAGCGTCATGATTAGGGTTTAGCTGCAGCCGATAGTTGTCGTTGCTTAAAGACAGTACTGACTCAGACGGGATCTTTACTGCTCCTTCGTCTGTAGGCAGAGTTACCAGTTCTTTTGGTGTACCTACCTTATCTCCCGTACTGAATACGAATTCATGTACTGGTCCATCCGGATGGTTCCGCATAGCATCTCTTAGTGCTTCCAGTTTAGGGAACCGGCTTACCAGGTCATCCGATAGAACTACAGAGGAGTACTTCAGCATAGTAGGAACATAGTTACCATCTCCACGGTCTGCCACTTCGTAATGGGCAGGCTTGAATACTGCTCCGGAATTATAAGCCTGGCCAAAGCCCTGTACGATCTGGTCTGCACGCTCGGGGAGCATATAACCCTGAGCATCGGTCAGATCAAAGCCTTCTTTCTTCAGAGTAGCTTTTAACTGGGTATCGTTAAAGATATCGGACAGTAGGTTACCTTGCAACTTGATATCGTTGGAGATCGCTACCCTGAATTTCTCCGGCATGAAGAACCTAGAGGATACCATCCCCTTGATCCCCGGGGCGAATACCCCGGACATACGCTTGATCAGGTCAGCCGAGTCTTTAAAGTAGTTCATGTTCCCTGCTACTGCCTGGTTCAGGAAGAAGCTGTTCACGTAGTTGTTCAGGCAGAAAGACTCCACGGTAGCCCGGAGATCTTCATTGGAAGGATAATTCTCCTTCTCATTGATCTCTGTTTCCAGTACCTGGGCATCTGCAGGCAGGATAGCTTTGCGTGGATCCTTCATCAGGCGCATGGTTTCATGCATACCAGAACCAAGAGGAACTTTCTCTCTGCGGAGGGTTTCCATTACTTCCTCTGCATGGGCCTTAAGCTGCCCGATCATGTGCCCCGCTACCTGACTCTTTAGTTCTGAACTCTCCGAGATTTCCTGGTAGATTCTACCAAGTTTAGCACGGCCTTCAGGCGAGTTCCGGTGTTCAGAAACAGGCTTGCCTTCGAGCTTATCCTTATGGAGTTCCTCGATAGCCCGATGCATCTCGTCAAAGTTGACTGCTTTAAATCTATCATAGTTTTTTATGTCGGTTCTATCCGGCTGCTCCAGGTGCTGCTCGATTCCTTTGATCAGTGCTTCCTTGATCTTGGCCTCAGGTAGTACCCGTACACTGGCTCCCAGCATCCTCGGACGGTTGGAAATCGTGTAGAAGTTCTGCATATAGGTCAAAGCCGCATCATTGTTCCCGGAATTAGTCTTCATGAAAGACAGGAAGGCATCCGAGAAGTTCCTCTTCAGCCACTGGGTATTGGTCTCCTTAGAGTAGGTCACAGCAAACTCTTCCTTACCTTCCTGACGCTGGCCGTCATGATCCAGCAGCTCATAGATCCGGTTGATGTCAGAACCGGCAAAGATGTTCTTAGCCAGTACCGGGTCCTTGAAGTGTTCCGGCAGGCTCCTCAGTTTGGTATTGCTTTTCTCAAAGTAGCCAATGATCTTGCCTATCGTATCGTGTGCCTGGCTGCCATTATGGAACAGGTAACGCTTGGTACCCGATACGTCCATATAGGAAGAGGCCCGCTGTTCTGCAGAATGGAGCGTGAGCAGCCGGGTAAACCTGTCCAGTAGCCCGGTATTATTCTCTAAGGCAGCTGCTACCGGGTTAAAGTCTTCCGGAGTAGATTCATCCGAGTCATCCCGCTGTGGTCTTGGTTCTGACTCAGCCTGCTTGATACTGGCTTCCAGTGCCTCCAAATCCCCATGGACTGCGTTCACCAGGCCGTTATCTACAGGAGGAATACTGGTATGGCCTTTAATCCCCATACGCTCAGCCAGGAAAGCTAATGCTTTTGCCTTACCTATTCCCCGTTCTGCACTTAAGCTATTAAACCTGGCCCAGTCTTCCTGGCCAAGCTTGCTGTAGTTCTGTTTGAAAGCATTCTCTACTTCTACGGTCTTGATCCGCTCTGTCCCGTAGTTCTGGGCACGGAAATACTTCAGGGTCGTTTTAAAGCCTCTTACCTCTTCAGCGATCATAGGAGTAGACTCCCGCTGGGAAAGGAAAGTAGACATCAGTTCCCTGACAGATTCCTGGGCCTGTAGCTGACGGAAATATCCCTTAGCCTGGTCCATTCCTACTATATCGGCTACCTGCTGCAGGAATTCTGTAGTGGACTTCCCTTCCCGTTTGATCACAAAGTTCCGCGCATCTGCCAGAACCCCGGTAGCGGTACTGTGGGTAAGGTCCTGGTTCTCGGTTGAGGTAACGAAAGTATTCTCATCCAGGAAACGGTTATGCCCGGGTAACTCTATTTCCTGACTCCGGTACCTGCCCTGCTCGTCAGTCTGCCCGGTACGGAAGCTATAGGAACTTCCTTTAGCATTCTCTATGGTATTCAGGATATGGTTTACAACCAGTGCTGCATCCGACCTGCCTGATAGGTTGATCCCCATATCGGCAGCCCTTCCTTTGATCTGGTCGGTAAAGTCCGGGTCAGAACTGGAAAGTCCGGCCAGGGTTTTCAGGCTTTGCAGGTATACGAAGCGAGGATTCACCCTGGAAGCCTCCTGGCCATTCTTTCCAACGGTCTTCGGCCTATAGACAAAGCTCAGGAAGTTCTTCACGTTCTCTGAGATCCTGGTCTCATTGTTCCGTTCGTCCGATTGTACCGTAAAGTCCGTTAGGCCGGTCGAGGCTTTATCCAGCTCTTCAGATTCGGCACGCTCGATGCTTTCCGGGTCGTTATACTGTTCATCCTCTTCAAACTTATCCAGGTCGGCTTTGGTTTTAAAGTTAGGGTACAAATCTTTCCAGAGGTCCTTCAGGGTGCTGTAGCCGTCATCCCCCATGAACCTGTTCAGGGTAGCATACTGCTGGTTAAGTGCAGCGATCTCCTCAGAGATAAAGTCTACGTCAGAACTATGCTCTGCCTTCAGTTCGGGATCAGTCTCTAGCTCATAGCTCCTCAGGCTTTCCTGCTGCGCTTCTACCAGTGCATCCAGGTCTTTACTGATCGTATTAAACTCGTTCTTGAGTTCTTCATGGATAACCGGGAGTAGTTCCTTCTGGGTCAGTGGCATATTCTCCAGGCTATCGTTCACGTAGTTCCTGTAGATAATCCCCTGTACTTTCTGGGAAGCATTCTTATACTCCTGTATGGTTCCGTACTTCTTAATATCAGAGAAAGCCATACGGGTATTGGAAGTCTCCGGGCTCTTTACCTGGAACTTACCATCCTCGATCTTTTTAAACAGGTCAGAGATCGTGCCGGCATTGTCTTTAGCAAAGCCGATCCAGGAGAGCACCTTATTAAAGAGCTGACGGATACGGGAACCATAGGTCTCTGGTGTCCGTTGCCAGTTCATAAAGTGATCGGCCAAAGCTTCCTCCAGGTTCTGAGGAGTCATCTTGCCAAGTGGATCGAATGCTTCGCTGACACGCTGACGTTCTTTCGGGGTCAGGTAATCGTTATAGATCGCATGGAAGATCTCATGCCGAACCACTTTACTTCCTACCGAACCATCATCTTCCCGAAGCAGGATCTTACCATCCTGGAACAGTCCAAGCAGATCTTCTCCGGGCTTCTGCAGTTTCAGCATCGTCATCCGGTCAAGGAAACTGGCTTCTTCTGGTTTCATCCCGGGGAGCATCTGGGAGATCATCTCCCTGGCTTTATCTATAGTGATCAGCTGCCCGGTATCTTTACCACGCTGGGAACTATCGAATAGCTTGGCAGATCCGTAACGGTCCTCCCGCAGCTGTTTCATTTCCTTAAGCAGCTCGATCTTCTCCTTGCCTTTAGCTGTAGCAATCCTGTCCTGAAGATCAGTAATCTTCTTCTGCAGTTCTACTTCCGAGCCTGGAGTAGTGGCGGGTACTTTAACCTCTTCCGCTCTTCCAGAACCGGATGGAGTCTCGATGCCTTCGTGGCTAACCGAGATGACTGTCGGATGGATATCCTGCAGCTTGGTGCCTACCATAGTAGCCAAGGTATCTGCATTGGCTTTTGGATCTTTACCTAAGGTATTGAACTGGTCGATATCTAGTGGTTTACGCATATAGGTACGGGTAGTCTTGGTTCTGCCATTCCTGCCCTGTACATTAAACTCCTGCTGGGTAAGGTGCCTGCCAGCATCATCGAAGTTCTGGTCCCCTACGATCATATTCAAAGTGTCCAGGGTAACCGGACTGGTCTCTTTCAGTGTCTCCAGCCTGGCCAGTTTGCCCAGGTACTCCGATTTGGTATCCGGGTCGATACCAGACTGATCCAGGATCTTCTTCCCGGTATCCAGTATCCCTGTGCCATTGTCCGAAGAAAGCTGGCGTACTTCCCTGCTCAACTGCGCTTTGATATCTGCCCTGTCCAGATCAGCTTCTTCCAGTTCCCCACTGGCTACTTTACTCTCTCCCAGGATCTGGGCCAGTAATGGCCTTGCCCTGGAGATAGCCGTGTTCCCGCCTGCATCTGTCATCAGGGATTTACCGGTCGATACGGCTACCCTGCCCTTAGAAGCACGCTGGGCAGCAATATCCTCTACCCGGATACGGATATTCCCGGCGAATTCATTAGTCTTGGCCAGTTGATCAAAGGCTTTCTGAGCAGGTCCCTTTCCTGCTTGCAGCTCATAGGCTTTCTTATAGACAGCTTTACGGCCAGTATTGCCACCAGTCCCTTTAAGCAGAACTCTGCCAAGGCCGGTTTCTTCTTCTCCTTTTGCAGGTATATGTTCATAGTCCGGGTATTTATCTGCTTCTTCTTTATTCATTAAGGCAGCACTTTCCCTGACCCCATAGAGCTGCATAGCCAGACTCTGGGCATGTGGAAGTACCGAGGCCAGTTTAGCAGCATTGGACGGATCCAGCAAATCCTCCAGTTCTGGGGGCATAGAAGACCGGTCATCCTCATTTACTTTATTCAATGCGGATTCCAGGTCCTCCCGGGTATAGTTCTCCTTCACCCTTACCTTTGGTTCTGTACCGGTAGCTGTATCTTCGTGTACGATCTCCAGGCTATTCTTCAGTGCCTTTACCAGTTTGCTATAGGCAGAAGAGCCATGGTCGATACCAGTCTGGCGCTGCAACTCTGTAGCAGTATCCCGGTATTTCTTTAGTGTAGTATAGTGCTCGCTCTCCTGGTCCAGGCGGTTAGCCGTCAGCCTTACGAACTGAGCGTTCCGGTAATCGGTTGCTCCCGGCTCTACGCCTATTACTGCATAGGGGATACCCGGATCTGGCGTAAAACCACCAAACTGGTAACGGGCACCTTTAGCTTTGGAAGCAGCTACCTCGTTCTTACGAAAGATCTTATAATGTACCTTATCCCCCTTAGCCTGCTGATCAGGGTTGGAATGATAGAATTTGCTTTTGAACAGGTCAGAGATATGTTTTAATACTCCGGTTCCTTCTACCGGCTGATTACCATACTGATAAGTCAGACGCTGTGCTGCAGAGATCTGTCCCTTACGTAGGATAGAGTTTTTCAGCTCTTCTGGCAGCTTACCTGCCTTGGCGCCTTTAGGATTAATTGCATCTGCTCCGGAGATCGGGGTAGAGGTCTTGATCCCTTCCTTGATCCAACCATACTGCGGGAACTTCTGGATCTCCTCCTGAAAGATCTTGGAAATGGGCACGTAAGTCCCGTCTTTCCCCATAGCCATGACGGTTACGCTATCCTGCCCATTGTTCTCCCGGGTGTGGAAGTAGTAAACCTGGGAGTTTACTCCAATATTACTTTGTCCATTCTCATCTAGCTTTAATGCCGGGAATGCTGCCGATTCGATGTTGGGGAGGATATGCTCAGAGGGTAGAACCGTAGTAGGATTGATGTCTGCTACAGGTGGTGCAGGTGTTTCCGTATCCGGCTGGGTATCCCCTTCCGGTTCCATATCTCCCGGCAAAGTCTGTTCATCCGGAACAGACGGCGTCTCTGCTACGATCTCCTGTTCCTCGGGAACTTCCGGATCGGTCGCCTTATCCAACGGGCTCTCGTTAGCTACCTGCTCTGCCTTGGTAACCGGAGTTACCTCTAATGGCTGACCGGTAACGCCCTGCTGCATCAACTGCTGCTCTTCGGTACGGGCCTTGATATAGTCTCCTTTTGCCTCAGCACCTTTCCTGTCATTGGTTTCTTTCTCATAGATCAGGCTTTGATCGATGGTATTCTTTCCATCGGCATACTTGATATAAGAGTATTCCTGAGCACGGGAAGCTGCTGTATACATGGCAGCATTATACTTCTCGGTATCATAGAAGTTCTTAGGGTCCAGATCGACATAAACTTCGTCATAGGTCTCGCTCTGTGCATCGTAAACAGAGATTACCGGAACGCCGCTAGAACCGTAGAAGAAGAGTTTAGCTGGAGTATCGGTGATAATCACCCGGGTTCTAGGCGTATAGCCAAGTCCGTTAGGATCTTCTGCAGCCTGGTTAACCTTAATAGCATCCAGGATCCCCTGGGCTGTCTTGCCGGTATGGGTACCTACCGCATGTGGCGTGTACTCATCTCCCGAAGCGCGGACATTGATGCTTCTTACCTCTTCCGGGTTATCCTGGAAGATATCGGAAGTCTGGGTCACAGCAGATACGTCACTCCTATAGACTACAGTCAGGGGATTGATTACCCTGATCCGCTTGGCGTCCGGGTTAGAAGATGGGTCTGTGATATCCTGGTTCCTGAAAACTTCAGGAGAGGCTTGGGTAGGATCCCCCAGGATCATGACCTTTAGCCTGTCTGCAGGAGAAAGATTCTTATTATGGACCTGTACCTTATTCTGAAAGTCTTTTAGCTTATCAGAGCTTACCCGGGCATACTCATCTACGATAATCAGTTTCTTACCGGCAGGGATTTCCCGATCCATCAGCTCGTCTATCGTTACGGACTCCGTCCCCAGGTGGGAACCTAACACGCCTGCTGCTTTAGCGGTGGCCGCAGAAGAAATGATCTCTTCCGGTTTTAGCCCGGAAAGACCAATTAACCACTTCATGGCTACTGAAGTCTTGCCGGTACCTGCTATCCCTCTAAGGAAACCCCAGCCCGCAAACGGGCCGGTCGTAACTTCCTTATCAGCTTTTAGCCAGGCCAGTCCATCCCGTATAGCGATCTCCTGCTGGGTAGTCGGAACGATAGCACCGGTAGCATTTTCGATCTCTTTCCCTACGGTAGTTTCCAGGTTCAGTCCAGAACCAAGGAGATGGCTCACCTGCTTGGCGGAGACGATTTCTCTATAAGACTTTAGCACTGCCTGTAGTTTCTCCTTGGTAACCCCCAGGGAAGTGTCTCCTGCAGGCAGCGCGTTTATACTATCTTCAAATGCTGCCAGGTCATTATTCTGGCGAAACAGATTGATCGGGCTATACTTTCCTTCATTGAGTTCTGTTTGCCCTTCTGTCATACTGCGCAGCAAGGGAACCAGATAGATCTCAGGTGCTTCTCCAAAGTTGGTCTTCAGGTGCTTACTACTCCTTGGTTCTGGTAGCGCCGCTACTGCAGCCGATACCTTATCTTCCAGGCTGGATAGCAGTGCTACTTTATCCGTCTCGGTAGCTTTGGTCTTGATAGTATGCAGAAGTGCCTGGCTGCCTTCATAGAAGTTACCACTGGCCAGGTTACGGATCTGACTGAACATATCCTGCAGTTTCCCGCCCAGTATACCATCTGCTATATTAAAGGTAGCCGGATCGGTAATGCTATTGGTCTCCAGGTTAAAGCCCAGGGCAGAAGCGATCTGTCCTGCATGCTGTTGACCAATATAGCTTTGGATCGCATCCCGTTTCACCTGGTTTTCTGCCACGGCCTGCTGTACCTGGGCCAGCCTGGCCAGTATTTCGTCTGCCTTGGTAATCAGATAAGCATAGCCATCCTGTCCCTTCAGGTCACCATTTTTCATCCGGTCCTCCATCGCATCCCGCATGAAGGTGACGTCCTGGATAGCCCGGGCTACTGCCCTGCTATCGGCATAAGTATCTTTTACCCTGCCATTATCTATAGCATTTTGCAGGACATTCTCTGCCTTATCGAAGTGCGTTTCAGCAAAGCGTCTGTTCAGGTACTCTTCCTGTTTCTCCGGGCTGCGCTGTAACCTGTCCAGCTCGGTATCGTTTGCTTTCTTAGCCAGCAGATCAGTGCTGGTCTGGATAGCTTGTTCCCGCTGCTGCACCTGCTTACTCAGGTCGGCGTACTCCGGATTAGGATCCGGGTAACCTTCCTCGTCTTCTATGACTTCAGGCGTAGCTGCCAGTTTCTGCTTATCCTCGGTCAGCTGTTTACTTTGCTGATCGATCAGGTCCTGTAGCTTGGCCTTGGTATTACTATCCAGGTTGTCAATCTTATCGTGGGCATAAGCAACTACTTCAGCCAGTGGTGTCTTGCCTTCCCTGGCCGAGTCGATCATAGACTGCAGCTGGAGCATATCCTTATACTGGGCGCCCGCCTTGAACTGGGCATCATTCCGCATACCGATAGGTACTGCCTGCCTGTCCAGCGGGTTCTGGTTAATAGCAAATAGGTTAGTGCCATTATTCAACTCATCCCCTTTTACCCAATTGACATCCCCGGTACTCGGGTCCGTCTGGGTAGGATAACCTATTCCCTCTTTGGCATTGAACTCTGCTAATCTATAGGCTGCGGTATTGGTCTTTTGGTTGTTCTCCTTGGTGTTCTCTTTTTCCAGTGCCGCTTTAGACTCGAACAAATCATTGGTCAGCTCGTGACGGGAAGAATTGAACTTATCCCAGTGCTTAAAGACTTCATCCGGCTTATTAGCCAGCTGGGAAGAACGGTCCAGAGAGTCCTGGTGGAGTTTGTCCAGAACCTGAGACTCAGCCATTAGCTGGTCCATATCAGCTCCTGGTTCTGCACTCTGTTTCTTCCGGTCCGCTATCATATCCAGTAAGGCTTCCCGCTTGGCTGCCTCGTAGAACAAGGTCCTGCGCACACTTTCATTGAAAGCGGTGCGGCTGGGATTATCTCCTATCTTAGTTAGCTTAGCAGCCTGCCTGCCGGTCTTATCCCACATATCGAACAGCTTATCCAGCAGCATGGAATTATCGTTTACTGCTCGGGAGATATTGGCATCTCCTTTAGCTGTACCGGTAGAAATAGCAGTCTGGGTTTTGACAGAGGCTTCCTGTCCCTGTTCCGGGTCAGGTGCCTGTTGTGCTGCAGAGTCTGCTACCTGGTTATCCTGTGCCTCTTTCTCGGCTACCTTGCCCTGTTCCCGTATCCGCTGGGTATGGAACCACTTCAGGAACTGGCGTGCCTGGTCAGTATTCTCATAGCGCCCGCTTTGCAGTTCTGAAGCAATTGCCTGGGATAAGGCTACCTTCTCGTTTAAAGATGCCATATCTGAATTGCCGGCCAGTACAGCTGCCGTCTGGGAGTCCCAGAGTTCCTTATGCTGTAACATGCCAAAGACCAGCTTCTGGATCTTGGCAATATCTTCTACAGGTTGTCCGTCTTCGTTTAGTTTTAATTTACCAGCAGGATCTGTCTGGTAGATTCCCTTCATAGCTTCTGCATAGACACCACCGTAGAGCCCGTCTGCTGCCTGCATGGCTTTTAGATGGCCTTCCATAGCTTCGTTATACTGGCCATTAGCACCAAAGCCATGTACGGTAGCTGTACCTGCTCCCAGGATAGAGCCCAGGATAATACTCTTGATCCCTTCCTTCTGGGTGAAGTTATCCAGGAACTGCTTTACATAGCCATACTTTGAGTCCCAGGCATTTCCACCTTTCCCGCCTACTGCCTGGTCCACATCATATTGCTGGATAGACTGCTGCAGGTTCATGGCTACAGGACCACCTACCAGCGCTGCCTTACTGATCTCTTTAGTATCCAGGAAACCGGTCTTTTTCAGTACGTCGGTATTGGTCCCGTTCTTGATATCTTCCAGGGTAAGTTTGCCTTCGTTGACTGCCTTCTTGATATCTTCATTAAGAAGTCCCATCGATTCTTTTCCTCTCCCAAGGAAAAGCTTGGAAGCCCAGATCGATGGAGCTAGTTCAGTCGCCATCGTGGCCCAGAAAGTGTTATTGGTTTTCTCGTCGATCAGATCCTGGCTTTCTTTAATCTTCTGTTCTACCTTATCCGGAGCATAGAGCATACCAGTCTCCGGATCCACGGTATTGGTATACTTCTCCCGTAGCTTGGCCTGTATCTGGTTAGCTGTTCCCTTAGCCTGCATCGCAGAGATAGAGGCTGCATTCAGGAAGCCGACTGTTTTAGTTGTAAAGTTATTAGCTGTTGCTGTAGCGATACGCTCAGTAATAGGAATACTCTGGTAAAGCTCTCCCAGGTTAGTAGCTTTAGACAAGGCACCTGCTCCCTTGGCCAGTCCTTCTGTAAGCCCTGCAGCACCTTTAGCACCCAGTGCCATAGCCATTACGAACTCTGTACCATCAGCGATATCATCTGTCCAGAACTTGGAGGACAGCAGGTGGGCGCCCAGGTTGTCGGAATCGTATTTAGCCGAAGCATGCTGTGGTAAAGCTGCCTTGAGTTCTGTAGCAACATCGTCTACATACTCATTGATTGCATTGTCCGGAGAAGAAGTGAATTTGGCAAAGTCTTCTGCTCCCAGGATCTTGGCCGTACCACTGATCATGTTCTGTACCTGGTCTACAAACTTGGTAGCAACCATCGGTACGAACTTTAGCAGTGCCCGGCCAACATCAGAGTGCATCGGGTTACCAAACAGGAATGGCTGGGTAGCTGCCAGGGTATGTTCCTGATCCGTGGGGTTGTTATTAAACTGCGCTCCCTTGGAGATCGCATAGTCGTACTCGGACTTGTCCTGGTTTCCGAATACATTATTCAGGGCATCAGTAGCCTCCGGGCGGTTATCCAGGCCCTGATCTATCGTTTGTCCTATAGCGTTATTACGCTGGAAAACCGGGTTAGTACCCAGTTCATCCGATATACCTACGCCTGTTTGGGCAGGGGTGAACCTGCTTGGAGTACTCTGCTGCTTTCCCATACAACAAATATAGAAACAGTTCTGACATTTAAGGTGTGTTTACACGCTCTTGTACCTTGGAGTTTGCATTTTGTGAGAAGTCATGCTTACCCAGCATAATGGCTACATCATCCACGGAGTTCTTAATGATCCCTGTGGGCTCATCGTTTCCGGTTACCGGGTTACGGGCATAGATCTCATAACGTTTCCCCTCACTACCTCCTGGCCGTATGCGAACGCTTAACTGATCGTTTAAAGGATAGACCACGGAAGAAGGTTCCCTGTTCTGAAGTTGCGAGGTACTCATGTACTTGAATGCTCCTTCCCCCAGTCCGGCTAAAGCCTTCTGCTGGCGGGAGGTAGCATACTGCCTGTCTCCCACCTGTCCGGCTACCTCGATCATCCGGGTCTTGATCTCCCGGGCCATTGTAGGATCCAGGTTATCTATTGCAACTACCTTCTGGGTTCCGTCCGGTGAATAGACAGTAGCAGAGATCTTACCATCCGGTGCTGGCTCCTGGTTTACCAGAACCTTAGTGGCACGGAGGGCTTCCCTTCCTTTGGTCGTGGTAGGATCAGCTCCAATGAGCTTAGCCAGGCTGGTCGTGCTTCCGCCTGGCGTGTTCAGGTCCCGGAGCTGCAGTGCTCCGGACTGTGCCTGGTCATTCATAAAGCCGGTAATCCTGCCGAAGCCATCTGAGTCATTAGTTGGCGCTATGGAAGTATAGCCGGGCAGGCTGGTTTTATTGGCATTGAACTTGGCCATTCCTTTATCCAGTGCTTCTGCGTAAGCTGCCTTGGCACGGGTATAAGGGCCACTCACTCCGGGTAACTTATTCATCAGCCGGGTTGCAAGGTTGATATTCGGATCCTCCTTAGATCTCAGCCCGTTTACAAAAGTATTATAGTCCAGTGGCTTACCAGTACCTCCCTTGTTCTCCTGCATATCTTTCACATAGTTCTGGTAGAGCTTCTTGGTATCTGCTCCCGAGACTTCCTCCAGCGCAGCCGTATTGGCTCTATGGGAGGCCAGTTCAGACTTTGCCTGGTAATAGGTATTTCCCGCAGATTGCAGACGGTCTGCCAGGTCAGGGTTAGTAGCTTTGAGGGTACCAACTAGCTGAGCCAGTTTGGTACCATCTTCTGTATAGATCTGTGATAAGGCAATATCTTTCTTAGGATCCCCGGTAGCCAGTCCTGCCTTGGTTAAAGCTGCCTGTACAGAAGCTTGCAGGCTTTGCTGCATCCCGGTAGTGGCCTGCTGCTTTTTTACGTAGGTATCGGTAATCTGGGTAGGGTCCTGGTCTTCCGTATGGAAGGCAGGGTTCTTAATTAACTGGAAGTCTCCATTAAATTTATCCATCTGGTCCAGTGCATGCTTAGCTTTCATTAGCGCCCATTCATCCGTATGCTCTTCCTGGGTTACCTGCTTGAATCCAAACAGGTCTCCCATCAGCTGATTGGAAGGGTCGCGCATTTGCTGGGCAGTCAGTTCATTATAGACGGCACGTTTGGCTGCAGATTCCGACATCCCGGAATCGACAAGCCTTTGTACCTGACGGCTTACCGGGGATACCTTAGCATCCTCCAGGCTCATTCCTGCCGCCCGGGCATGAATAGCAATATCATGATCTGACAGGCCTTTCTGGCGAAGACGCTGGTAAGGGGACAAGGCGGACTGCTTTAGTCCGTCTGCGATCTGGTCATCATTTAGCTTATAGTTCTGAAGCGTGACATCCCGGTTGATCATTGCCTTTACTTCCGGGTCAGTCTGCTGGATCTCATCGGCCAGCCGGGCCATTATCTGCGGGTCACGCAGCTTGGTTGTCGTACTGATCCGGTAGCCACCTATAGAGGTAAAGCCATTCTGTTTGATATCCGCTTCTTTCTTGGAAAGCAGATCGGCCAGCTTCTTATTCACATCCACGTCTTTGGCATAACTCCAGTCCTGTATAGCGTTTAGCTTTACCTTTCCATTGGCATCCCGGTAGAAGGTACCCGTTTCCGGATCGATAGGGGTCTGGTTCATATCCTGGATATACTGCAGGATCTGTGCCTTCTTATTCGGATCCGCAATATTTGGATCCCCCTGTACTTTCTTAGCGATGGTGGCAAAATCATTCTGCCGCTGGAGTAAGGGCTGGTACTGGGCTACGAAGTTCATCGCATCCCTATGGGTTCTGCGCCCCATATTCTCATAATCTCCCCGCTCGGAGCGCTCCTGTAACTTCTGGTAATACTCCTGCTTCAGCTCATTAGCATACTGCGTATCGGAAGCAAAGCCAAGGTGCTGCAGGTTAGTCAGTGCCTCGGTCAGTTTATCGTCGGAATCGGCTGCATCGTTATAGCGGGTCTGTACCAGGTTAGAGTAGTTCGCTATCTCCGGAACTATAGACCCTACGTATTGTGACATGTACGGACTATCCGCCATCTTCACCTGATCATATAGTCCCATTATTTAGTTAAGTCTGAGCTGCTGGTTTTAGATTGTTTATATAGTTTAAGTTCTTCCGGAGTAAGTACAGTAGACTTCCTACCCAGTACATCCGCTGCTGTTTTATATTTGTCCAGAACTGGAGTAGACTTCTTGGCTTGCTCAGCCAGGTTCTTATCCACTGCTGTCTGGGCATCACGGTCTGCTTTATCCTGCTTGGAGATCCTCTGGAAGTGATTATCCAGGTAGTCCATATCTTCCTTGCTCAGGTGCTTGGCAAATAGCTGCTTAGCTCCCCGGTAAGAAGCACCTGTATTATCCTTCAGGGCTTCGATCATCAGGCGCTGTTCATCCAGTCCTTCTGCTTTCTTATCCCGCTGGATACCCTGGATCTTCTCTGAGATACTAGCCAGGTTCTGGCCGGTCAGCTCCTGTCCTTTGATCTGGCGCTCAGTCAGTTCCTGCTGATACTGGTTGCGCAGGGAATTATTCCTGGCCCGCATCTGCATATTCACTTGGTTATTCTGGTTACGAATACCGGCATTGGCCGTTTGTTCCGCTTCGTTAATGCCAGCTACGGCCCGTTCCTGCTGTGCCAGGTTAGCTGCACGGGTAGCAGCGACTGCTGCTCCAGTATTCAGGCTTTCCTCTGCTGTCTTGTTTGCACCACGGGTTTGTCTTACTGCTTCTGCACGGGATGCAGAGTAATCTACCAAGGCTGGTGCGATCTCTGACTCCAGCACAGGCGCATTAGGTAAGGGTAGTTTACGGGTAGCCTCGTACAGGTTCGGCAGGAAAGGCGCTACAGCAGAACCTGCAGTATTAATCTTATCGATCAACCTGCCTTTCCGGGCTACTGTTCCGGTGCCCGAAGAGCTTCCAGAACCTGGTGAAGAGGTAGAGGCTACTCCATTGGCCAGGGTTCCCAGCTGTTTGGTAGGCGTTGTATCAAGCGTAATAGGGGACATGCCTGGATCCGGGGTATTCAGTTCCGGCAGGTCCGGTAATACTCCCGGAGGAGTTACCTTAGGTAGGGGAAACTTGTCCCCGCCATCTGCCATCCGTTTATAAAGCTTCCCTCCTTTAGCCAGTTTAACCGGGTTGGTATCTTCCAGGTGCATCAGCTCATGGCTATACTTTCCTTTCATCTTCCCGCCATTAGCCATACTGCCTTTGTCCAGTTCATTCGGGATTCCCATGGCCTGCTTGGTGGCTTCCTGCTGCTGCTTAAGCAGATCGGTTTGCCTGTCCAGTGCTTTTAACGTATTCCGGTTAACGATGGTATCGGGTTTCTTTTCTACCTTCCCCTGTGCACGGGCAATCTTTTCGTGGGTCTGTGCAAAGCCCAGCTTCTTAGAGAAGACAAAGTCCCCGTTCAGGGTCTCATCTCCTTCCAGTTCTACCCCCTGGGCAGGAAACTTTACACCACCATTGGCATGGGATGGGCCTTCTACCTTGGCATTACCAGCAGACAGGTTTTCTAGTTTACCACCATTAGCGCCCATTACCATCCAGGGATATTTATAGCTGGGATCAGTCGTCTTAAATACTTCTCCGCCATTAGCCCCATGGTACCACTTGGCTGCATTACGTGCAAAGTTGGCCATCTGGCGTACATGCGGATCAGAACTATGCAGCGCTTCCGAAGTTGTCTTACCAGTCCTTTCCTTGTAAGCAGTAAAGGCACCCCTATGGGAAGGCTTAATATGGATGCTTCCTCCTGACCCTTTCTGCACGAGTTGTTCCTGGGTACTTTTAGTCGGGTCAGAAAAGCCCATATTCTTCCCATTCAGGATAACAGACGGAAAAGTAGCCTGGGAAGTCTTGCTCCCCAGCCAGCCATCTACCTGGGAAAGATTTGGCATAAATTCATCATAACTCTTGGCGTCTGATTCCGCCTTGTGCTGCTGTACCCTGTTCCAGGCTTGCTGCCGGTAATCCTGCAAGTTCTGCTGGATAGCAGGGATAGAGTCATACCGTAAGGTAGTATTGGGATTGGTCTTGATGTAATCGTCCATCAGGTTCTTGCCCATATTCTTGTCTCTTATGTCAAGATCCGGGCTGCCGGCCATTCCTCTTTCCTTTGCAAAGCCAACGAACCTGTTCCACTCCGACTTCAGGTTATTGCTTACCGGCCTGGGAGGTGTAACAGGTTTAGCTGTTTTCGGATCTCCACCAGTACCCATCTTACTCAGGTTCTGGGTCGGTACCTTAGGTAGGTAGGTTTTATAAGGGCCTGTCTGATGCTTGATATTATAAGCAGGGGGAACTACTCCACCTTTAGCCATATGGGATAACTGCCTGCCAGGAACATCTGCTACTGGTGGCATTACCCTTTGTTTAGGCTGTACTGGCGCCATCGGCTTCTTTAGCCGGGGAACCTGTGGTAAGGTACCTTTCATCGTACCACCCATTGCATAGTAGGAAGCCTGCAGGTTACCATATTTTAGACTTGGGTTGGCTGCAATCTCTGCCCCGGAACGGGCATTACGGTCTTGCTGTTCCTGTACGCCTTGTGCCCGGATAGCAATCCCCTTGGCTTTCTGGGCTTTCTTATTTCCGAGTAAGCCTTCTACTCCTCCAAATATAGCACCTACGCCTGCCCCTATCGGTCCGGCTACGGAGAATCCTAAAGCCACATCTTTCAATGCCCCACTGGCTATAGCCCCTGCATTGGACTGTACACCATATTTGTCTTTTGGAGATAGTAGATTTATACCGGTATCCAGTATACCTGCCCCAGCATTAACTGCATCCGAGGATATACCACCACCTTTCTTTCCATAAGACTCCCAGGCAGAACTTCCTGTATCGGGTAATATATTGCCGTCTTTATCGGTGAGCAGGGAATTATCCCCACCTGCAGCCATCTTCTTATACTGGGATAGCAAACTCTTTTTTGCCGGTTTAATTGCTGTTTTCATTACCTGTAAGATTTAGAGATGTCTGCATCCAGATCATGCAGGGTAATCTGTTTATCGTTGTTGTTGTCGAACTCAAATCTAATGATAAAATACTTACCTTCTATCAGTCTTTTCTTAAACCAGGGGATACTGGCAAGGGGAGTAGTATTGCTCGTATCGATGGCATAGTCTGCAAAGATATCCAGCAGGAAGTTCACGCCCTGATCCTTGACCACATCCCGGAAGCCATTAAAGGTCCACTTAAGTTCTGTGTTCCGGTTATTGCTATCCTCCAGGGAGATCTTATTCCGGTCTAGCAGGATCCTGCCTGAGGTCTGGTAGTTGTTCCAGATCGTAACGGCTGTAATGGTTTCATTATAGAGTGCCGGCGCGTTATCGATAGCCGGGTCATTCCCTGCTCCCCTTACTTCAGATACCCAGTTCACAGAGTCCAATGTGAGTGCGGGATAAGGTTCCAGAACCTGAGTATAGCGGGCCTGGCCTGGCAACTTAAGAGCGGACATCCCTGCAAAGACGACATCGATAAAGAAAGGATTTACGGTACTGCCAAAGTACTTGCCTCTCGGCCCTTCGTTAATATAATAGCCTCTTCCATCCTTTAAACACATAAAGCGGTTACGGGTATGGAAGTAGAAGTCCGGGTTATAATCATGGTAGAAACTCCAGCCCCTGCCTAAAGCATAGCTTAAGGTAAAGCCTGTATTTAGTAAACTGCTCTGCGGAACATCTGAGAATTCATAGCAGACTCCGCCTATTTTCTGCAGATAGATACAACTCCCGTCATCTACATCAGCGCCGGGGTTATAATTCTTTGCCCATGGTACAGTACATCCTGGTGTCATAAGTCTATTTCTGGTAAGGGAACTGTTTGACCTTTAAGTTTATGTCCGCAATCTGGTAAGAACTGTATATTGCCATCCCTTACAAAAGAGTGGCACCTAATATCAGGGTTATCACACCATACTAAGATAGAAGGATTAATGGTTGGCTTTTCTTCATTACCATTCCAGGTCCATACACTATTTCCATTAGGGTCTCCATCAATACCTGCTCTTACCCTGGGAGTATGATAACTCTCGCAGCCTGGGCACCAGATCCAGACTAAATCCCCCAGGTCATTGCCTGAAGTATCTGTACTACTTAATAGTTTTGCTACTTTCATGTGATATGGATTGTTATGGTTACATCTATGTACAAACTTGGGTTCACGGTATTATAGCAGCGGATTACCCAGATATTATCGATCCCTGCAACCAGGAAGCTATTGTTTAATATAGTAATATTCCCAAAGGTACCGCTTGTCGGGTCAATATCAATATTGATTGCCCCAGTATTGTTATAGGATTCCAGGATATAGTCTACCGGGTTAGAGCAGGTAGCTGCCAGGAACAAACCTATTAAAGTACCATTTGGCGTGGTATGGCCCGCAGTAAATACACTGGTACCAGACCAGGTTGGCGCGGTAATCCCTGGGTCTACATATACCGGTATAGAAATGGTTGCCGTTACCCCATTCATTGTCAGGGAAATTCCCAAGGTATAAGATGGTGTAGTTGTCCGGTTAATGCTGGAATTATCCGCTATCGTAATTGCGCCTGTTACGCTATCAATTGCAAATACGCCTGCGCTATCACCGGAAATGATCTCCCAGTCCGGAGTACCTCCATCCCGGTTAGAGCCCATCATTACGCCTACCGTATCGCCATTACTGATCGTATCCAGTATATGGAATACCTGCGGACCTATCACTGGTGTGCTTGGTACGTGGATGAGCGTCACGGTCTGGGTAGACGTGGCAGTGTTCCCGTTGTTATCGGTTACCTGTACCAGTAAGGTAAGTACCGGAGTAAGTACCCAGTCGAATACAGTCGTATTCACTACGGTAAGCTGCCCGGTAGTATGGTCTATAGCCACTGCGCCATAAGGGTTACCACTAATGATACTATAGTAGTATGGAGTAGCCCCATCCGTAGCCGTTACCGTCCCGATAACCGTACCGTTTGCAGAATGCTCATCCAGGCTAAAGGCGCCATCGGTCATCTGTGGGAAGGGTACGCTGTCGCACATAAACCCTGAAGTATTTACGCCCTGAAACACCAGGAACCTGCCCCGGGTATAAATGATACTTACTCCTGCTGTTAGCCCGGCAATAAATTCTGGAGTAGGCTCATAGCCGGGCACAAAGTTCTGTAGGCCAACAACCAGGTTCGTATTCTTGATCGTGAGCAAGATCCGCCTGTAGCGCCAGTCATATCCAACGGTGATCCCGTTCCCGGAAAAGACATCGGTTTGGCGGATCTGCATATACTTCATCAGGAAACGTTCTACCCCGTCAGAAAGGTTATTAAGCTGCTCCCCGTCAAAGAGAAAGAACTCTCCGGTCCGGGCATCCGGAAATACATAGCCTGCAGGCGTCAGGTAGCAAGCCAGCGGGTGCTGGGTACCTGCATAGCCCAGCTTGGAAGGCCTGGTCTCTTTAGGCGTAATGGCAAAGATATCCCCAGATCCCAGGGTAATTTGTGCCAGGTCGGTATTCAAGGTCTCCTTGCTTCTGGTTCTGTAAAATGCTTCGGTCAGGTGGATGATCAGGATGTCTCCCATTCCCTGCAGGTTAGCTATCGCTCCTTTATCTTTTACAGTCTCAAAGTAATCCAGTGCATTAAAGTTCTTCCAGTTATTTACTTTTCCTTCCGCTATCTGCTTAATGCTCCTGGTAATCTTATGAGGAGAACGGGAGACGAAGATATCGAAAGGGGAAGCCGGTGCAATACCATTCAGTAGGTTACCTACTGCATTGACGTCTTTACTGTAACCGATCTGGTTCGGGTCTGTGTCCCTGGAGTAATCAGCCAGGAAGCCAAGACCTGCCCCGGCTGTATTTTCTTTAGGTATAAAGCCGCTATAGATATTCCCGGGCAGTTCATAACGCCCTGCCATATTGCTTACAGTTTCCCCGATGAAAGTACGGACTACCTTTATGCCATCTGTAGGCAGTGTTTTCCAGTCTTCCCTGCCTACATCGTTCTGTACATCCAGGTCAGTTACCAGGCCATAAGTATTGAAGCTATTATAAGAAAGGAAAGTATCTCCCCCATAGATCGTCTGGTCAGAACCGGATTGAGCGGTATTGAAGGTATAACCGGTACGTACCAGAGTCTGGTTATAGAAGGACTGGTAGAGATTATCCCGGTAAACCATCAGGTTAGCCAGGTAGGTCTGTTCAAAAGCAGGAGGGGTATTATTTCCCCGGTCATAGTCCCTTCTCATCCAGGTCCAGTTAGTCATCTCCATCAGCCCGCTATCTGGCACCGGCAGGTGACAGGCATAACAGCTTTCCAGCCGGGTATTGTTAATACTCCCGCTAACTTCATCGTTTACTACATACTGCCCCTCGTCTATCCTGCGAAGCGCAGCACTATCCGGTACGGCTAGCGGGGCGTCTACGTAGGGAACATGGTTACAGTAATCCAGCCAGAAACAAACCTGGTTAGCGTTATTGACAAAAGTATTGGCATTGGTTGTCGGGAAACGGATCACCAGTCCATACTGCACGGATAGATGGGTAGGCGAAATCGAAGGCCTGCTGATCAGCAAGTCCAGCGCATGGAAACGGACGTAGTTGTCTACGGGCCGTAAGGACTCCGGGTCACTGGTCCCACCGGCACTATGGGTTCTTTGATAAGAGCCCCAGTTCCCACCAGAGAAGCGGATATTTCCTGCATGCCCCGCATAGGCCTGGTTAGACTGGGTACCGAATAACAGCAGGCTTTGCCCCTGTACGGTAGCATTATTAAAGTCCCGCTGGGCATAATGGATCTCCCAGCCAATCACCCTATTCTGCAGTTCTGGCGGAATCTGCACATTGAAAGCTTCCAGCCCCAGGGTATCCAGTACAGTCCTACCATACTCCGGGTTTGCCGAATAAAAGTTATTCTTACAGAACCGTAGGGAAGGGGTACGGAAGTGCCTTACCGGCTGTCCCCTCAGGTCTGCTCCGCCCAGGCTGGTACTATCAAAGTCAGGTGTATCCGGGTAGACTTCGCCCTGGTTTACCCAGACCCCGAAGTCCCCGGAGTTATCCGAAGTATCGATATTCTTTACTGTATCTTCCAGCATGAACTTTGGCTTATTAAGCCCCTGTTCAGAACCAAGTGAAGAGGTAGCCAGGTCTGCCGATATAGGGGCCGGTCCCGGAATAATAAACCCACGGGTACTCCTGCCGGTATTGAGCTTCAATACGATATAGAAAGCATAGACTTCCTGGTGCATAAAACCCCGCTGTTTACCGGAATCGTTTAAAGGTACCGGGTGTACACCTGCCGTTAACAGGCTGGACTTCCAGCGTAGTCGAACCAGGTTGGCATACTGCTGGTAGTCAATAATGTTCTCTTCGTACATATCCCCCATATACAGCGTATCATCCAGCTGTGTCATAGCGCCTATATTCTCATAGAAAGCTCCCGGGACGAGTACTTCGTCCATGGTGATCTGGGTGACATTCTCCCCGCCTGTATAGATGAACTGCATGGTAGCCGCTACCTGTAGTTCTGGCAGCTCATAAGGCGTATCTACCCCGTTGACTTTCTGTACCACACAAATGATCAGCGTGTCAAACCGGGTATCTACATCCGTCAGGTTAATGGTTAAGGCCTTACCCGTGTTACTGCCCGGGATAGTGGAATAGTGGTCGTCTGTTGCAAATAGCGGGGCAGATAATGTCCCGTAACGGGTCTGTGTCCCGTCCTTTTTCAGGTAGCGTACGGCTACATAATAAGCGCCCATTCCCAGGTTACCCCCGCCACTGATCTCCAGGTCTATCTTTGGAAAGTTGGACTGCGGGAATAACAGGAAGTCATTCAAGGTAGTCCCTGGCGTAACGGTATTCATAAACCGGGGCGGGTTAGCGCCGGCTGTGTTATTCAGCTCAAACCAGGCAACCTCGATCTGGTCCAGGAAATTCCTGCGGGCTTCCCCTTTGATAGGCCGGGTCAGGTCAAAGTTCAGCTTAAAGCTCTTGGTCGCGTCATTCAGGATAGGGGTATAAACGTCATTAGCCTCATCAAAGAAGCCAATTGCAGAGTAAACATTGTCTGTAGAAAAGATGATCGGGTAAGTGTCAGTTTCCACCACACCTATTGGGCTGTAAGGAATATTCACAGAACTTGGGAGAAAGCCGGGTTCGTTTTGTACTGCCCTGCGGTTACGATCCCAGATCCCGTTTTTTCCATGCCAGTAAGTATCCGGAGAAGCCTCCTGTGGCTTGGTACTATTAACCAGTCTTTCGGGCTTCATACATCAACCCTCCCGCCCCAGTTCCAGTCCACATGTGCTCCCCAGTGGTACTCATGCGGGAACATGTTCAGGTGACGCATGATCTGTTCGTCCATTTGTTCTACTGTAGGATAGCTGATCTGAGAGATGGCTTTTCCTGCCCAGTCGTTCCATTCGGCTTTGGCCATCTGGTGGTTCATTACCTTATCTTCAAAGCCTGCTTCGATCAGCTTCATTCGGTTGTACCAGTATAAAGCTTCCTGGTAATGCTCCACATCCGGGATCAGCGGGAAGTTGTTCTCGTCTACCGGTATGGTTCTGTACCATACCCGGATAGTGGCACATTCCATACTGGTCTGTATCTTGGTGCCATTCAGGTACCACCATTCATGCTCAATCCAAGGCAGGGTATATAACCGCTGGATGATATCCCTTGGGAAAGGATTTCCACCGGTATAATCATCCAGGCTTTGTATCGGATCCCCCGCAGTAGAATAGATCGGTACATCAGATACAAACAGGTTCTCCAGGAAGTTGTTCCTGGCATGGAAGTTCTGGTAATTCATTCCCTCTACGTTATACTTTAGCCTGCCTCCCCCTGAAGTTACCGAGAAGATGCTTTCTGCCGGGATATTCAGATTGGAAAGATGGAACTTAATATTAACTTCCTTGCACCTGATCTCCAGGCTGTATTTAGTCTTTAGTTTCCGTACGCCTTCTGCGATCCACTCCGGAATACTGTCAACGTAGTCCGCTTCGACTCCCTTGATATTTCTCAGGATCCGGCTGACTACTAACTTGGATGATGTCCAGGCGGTTACCATTTTATGCAGTTTTAGCTACTGGCGGGCAGTAGGGAGTGAATGGATAGTTATACTTCAGTACCGGGTTAGCCTTATTGGCATTAATGAACTTCCTCTTTAACCCGGAATTCGAGGAGTCGAAACTATAGAAAGTCTCATTGGTGATCTGGCAGCTTTTCTTCCAGCAGATCTTGCAATAATCCTCATCGGTGTAATAGACAATCGGATGGTCTGGTTCTGTCTGCCGTAGCTTCCGTGTCTCTTCGAAGTTAGGCTGCAGCTTGTTAAAGTTCCTGCCCAATCGTCTCGCCCGGATATTCCCCAGCCTGGAGCCCAGGTTAAAGATCGTTCCTTCAACGATCATATCAGCCGCCATCTTATTATAGGTCTCCAGGATCCTGCGGAACAGGGCATAGGTCATAATGATCCTGCCTTCTTCCCGGGTGCGCTGTCCCTGCCGGGAGATCCTTCCCCTGTAGAGTATCTTTACCCCGCTACGCTTAAAGTTATAATCGTAGATCAGGGTAAGCTCGGGGTCTTCCTTTATTCGTTTCAGGCACCAGGCCTTGTAAACATCAATTACGGTGTTGTTCCTGGGTTTGACTATCTGCATTGACTTCTATTGTTTTAGTATCAGTTGTCCCTTTCTCCCTGAGTTCTGTCCCCAGGATCGCCTGGATGATCTTTTGCTGGATATCCCTTGGTCCGGGGTATTCTATATCATCATCCGTACAGTCGGCACACCCACAGTCGCAGCGAAAGCTATTGGCTTCCCGTACATCGTCATAGATCGTATCTACGCCGATGGCTGGCATATCCAGGGAATTAAAGATCCAGATGTATTCATTTAGCCATAGAACCTTGGGAGAAGCGCCGGTATATTTCGCATCGAGTGCAGCCTGCAGCTCGTGCATCTGGTCATAAACCTTACCAAAACTGGTGAGCTTATTGACAGAACCAACGAAATCAAAGAGGGTACCGTTTGCCCGTAACGGGGTAGGAATCTTGCATTTGGTTCTGGATACCCGGATATCGGGAAAGCCTGGCCATTCGGACACGTTCACAACTTCCAGTGGCACCTCGGTATACTGCTTGAAGAATTTCCTGTCCCTCTTGTTCTGTTCCAGGGTGTCCCTCCGGAGACGGGAGTACCAGATATCCACCAATACCTTCATTTCCTCGTTAAAGGCAGTATCCAGTTGCCTGCCTGCCCGTTCGGCCAGTATCTCAGATATCTCGTTATAGGTTGCCATGGTACTAATGTAAAATATTTATCCGGTAAAAGAAATAGCCCCCTTAGAAAAGGGAGCTATTCTCAATTATAAACCCTCAAAAAATTATGCTGCGAGTGAGAAGCCTAATATGGTGCCTATAGCCAGGTCAGGACTTGATGCAGCTCTTGCGCCTGCATTGGCCCCTACCGGTACCGGTGTAATAATGTACAGATGCGGATAATGTGTCCTTGTATTTACCGCATTTGGTTCTGAAGATACCCTTCTTGGATCCAGGTGGTAAATATTGTAGGTCAAACCATTTACTACATAGCTGGTTGGGTAACCGAAATCCAATGGGGTTACGCCCTCACCAGGATAGTTGGTGGTTACGCCTTCAAAGATCCAGCCTTCTTTTTCCAGGGCCAGCACATGGTCGTAGAAGCCTGAGCCTTCCACGAATGGAGTCGGCGTAGCTACGGTAGCCAGGTTCTTGATCGGACCGCGTGTAGCGATACGGAAGTGCTGCTCGAAGAAGCCGGCAGTGATGGTAATGGTATAAACAGTACCCGAGTTCGAGATGGTAGCGGTAAACGGTGTCTGTCCGTTCAGTACGTCATCACGGTGAACCAGGTCAGCCACATCATTAATGCGGGCTACGATATTGGTTAGCGCCTGCGCCAGTGTTGGCGTAGCAGTTCCCTTATAGCTATCTCCGATCACAGAGTCATAAGCCCAGGTTGGGTACGGCTCGTTACCCGGAGTGGTCTCGATCAGTGCAATCTCGATATCGTCTCCTATCACGGTAGGCGTATAGAGCGAGACATCGATCACGATCGTGCTGATCTGTTTAACCGGGGCAAGGTATGGAACCCTGCGGGTACGGGTAGCGTCATATTCTACTGTAGTCGTCGTCTTGCAATACGTATCGCGTTTCTGGGCTACAAAGTATTTCTGTCCTGTAGTCAGTGCCTGACCAAATCCGGTTGTAGCCGTATTGGTTGTAGGCAGTGTGCCTGAAGTACCCCCTGTAGCTGACGTATCTGTAAAGCTATTGGTTACCGAGGTCTGGAAGTTTGCTTCTGCACCTGCAGTTGTGCCTCTCCAGATCTGGTAAGATACTGCTCCTGGTACGGCATCCCAGTTCAATGTGTTGGTCGAAGTAGCTGTGGTTGTCGTAATAGCAATCTCATTGCCTGGCAAACCGTGTCCTGCTGCATTGATAGGAACGATAGTATAGTAATAAGTGTTCGCTGTGATAGATCCTGCGCCAGTAGCTGTAGAGCCTACCAGGTTCTTTACAGTTCCCAGTGTTCCGTTAGCAGCTAAGAGCGCCATAGACAATGCATCAAAAATGCCTACTTCACCATCGGCAGCATTGGCCTGGAAGAGAGCATAAGTAGCTTGGCTCGTATAAGCCTGGGCACCGGCGATCAGCACTTCGGCATTCTCGCCTTTCGTGTTACTCTGCCACCGGAATTTAGATAGTGAAGGATTTGACATGGTTGTAAAGTTTTAAGTTACTCTTTGTTTAACATCATCGACTGTAAGGCTACCTGCCAGTCCGGGTTCATCGTTAATTCCTTGATCGTTACCTGTGTACGGTCCACGATCTGGGAGTGAAACTCTTCCGGCAGATCACAATCCACACTCAATGCTAAAGATATTTTTGCCGGTTTCCTAATGTAGGAAATTATTAAGTTATTAACTATGAATTTTGTATCGTGATACACCCGGAGCAGATTACCATCTACAGAAGATACTGGCGTAGAAGGCCTTGTCCGGGCAAAGGTAGACTTCAGGACATTACTCCGGGCAGAGCCCTTGATCAGCCGGTTTGGTACCGGGTCACGGTCGTCCACCTTAGCTGGAATAATTAACGGTGCGGAAAGATAGTTCTGTACAGTTTCTGTGGCGTTAACAGTTGTCCCGTCTATGGTCAGCGTATTCCCTGCCTGCTGGGCGGGCATTACTGCCAGGATACAGCCTTGCTTATAAAAGCTGCCATACCGCTCCCAGAACCAAGTGGTATTGCCACCGGGTAGGGACCAGAGCTGGTTCATCAGGTAAGCTTTATAAGTAAAGAGCTCCTCCGCTGTAGGCAGCCCGGGACCTGAAGACTGGGAAATGATTGTCGTTCCACCCAGAACCAGGTTCATATTGACATAGAAGGGTGCATTATCCAGTACTGACTGCTTTAAGGGAAAAGCATAAATGAACTCCGGGTTGGTGGTAAAGTTGACCCCTTTATAGTACTCTGTCTTGTTACAGCTCTGTAGGACCACGGAGAAATCGTCCACCAGGTAGGAATAATCTCCGGGTAGCCAGCCAAATACAGTACGGTCGGTAAGGGCTTGTTTTCTTACGGTAAGCACCTGGTCATTGACAACCAGGGTACGGATCGCATCCAGGTCTACCTCGGTCGCCTCGAAGCCCAGGGAATCCTGGTCCTTCTTGATACGGTCCTTGATAAACCGTTCCACTTCCCTGTTCAGGAGCCAGTCAATTTCAGATGGATCAAATTTCCTGTTGATATTCGATGCGATCTTCTGGGTAACCAGGTTCACATCGATATGCATCTCCTCGACATTCATGGCGGAACGGTTTTAAAGTTATTTTATAGTATCCGGGGTAGGTTCGGCTGCCCTGCCATCGTTGATGGCTACAGGTGCTTCCTCCCCATCCTCCAGGATGATATCGTCTCCCTCGGTACCCGCTTCCAGGTCCCCTAAGGTACCCGCTTCTGCTACATACTCCGGTTCTGGCTCTACCTGGATATCCAGTCCGGTAGCTTTAGGCTCATCCGGTGGTTCTGGTTGTCTTTTACCTTTGGTACGGTCAATAGCCTCTGCCGCTTTTGACTGCTGGCGGGTAAGCCGTGCTTCCAGCTCATCATCGCTTTCCTTATGGAAGTCCTTCATCTGCAGATCTTCTTCCAGCTCTACGGATACGGAATTCTTAGCCCAGGCATTCTGCAGGGCTGCTTTCAGGCTGGCGAATACGGCTGTATTATGGCTATCCTTCAGGTACAGGACTGCTTCCAGTAAACTGCGGCCTATCTCGGTATTGCCATTCAGGACACGTTCTCCCACGCGGGTCAGGATCTTGTAGTGTACCAGTTCTTCGATCATGTACTTGATCTCCAGGTTCTTGTCGCCGGAGATCTTCAGGAAGTCTGCAGGGTTCTTTTCTGCGATATCCCTTAGGCGGGTAAGTTCTTCTCCTGCCCTGAGACTATTGACATTCACGCCCAGCAAAGTCAGGTACATCCGTACCGTTCTTGGATTAGTTTTTACGGCTACATATTTCAGTAAGGCCTGGTCACGCATTTCGTTAGAACTCAAGGTAGTGGTTTGTGCCTTAGCTGGGTCATGGACGTAGAACCTGCGCATCTGGTTGCCCTTGGCGTCGTCTTCTGTTTCCCCTTCCAGGCCTGCCCCTACCTGCGGATGCCCGATGATCTGCCGGTAGCGCAGGTATTGCTCTACGTTCAGGGGCAGGTTCTCCCTGGAGATAGGCGCCTTATTATCGATATACAGGCCGATCTCCAGCGGTAACCCGTCTTCGTCCCTTGCCGGGATCGACATAGCCGGGATCTTGGAATTTATATTGGAATAATAGTTATTTACTTCTTTACGGAAGTCCCTGTCCTCAGCCGGAATACCCAGCACATGAGGAAGCAACAGGTTTTCTTCCGGGATCAATAGTCCTGAAGCAGGTCTTGCAGTACCCTTGGCAAAATAACTGCCTACCGATACGGAACTACCTGCAAAGTACTCTTCCAGTTCTGGCCTCTCCGAGGTGTCGAACAGGGATTTACGTCTGATGTAGACGATGTGGGAGTTTGGATGATTTTCCATTTTCTGTATTGTTTGGTTGGTATCAAATATAGTATTTTATTAGTTAAAGGAAAGGGGCTGCCACTTTTCAGTAAACAAACCCCCTTTCCAAACTAATACAGCTCTTTTATAGGCCTGCAGTACACTGCAAGTCGAAGCATTTGTTTGCACGCAATAGTTGTATGCCACGGGTAGACAGCCTGGTATAAGACGACTTATCCACATCCGTTGCCAGTAATGCCGAGTTCAAGTCAGAGTTAAAGTTACCTTTGATCTGTAGTGACTTAGGCATAGTAGTTAAGCCTTTCAATACACCGTCCAGTAAAGCACGGTTTTTCTGGCATACTACCTGCAGGTTTGGCTGGCCATCATAGTCGTTATCGTCTATGAATACCATACGGTAGCTTTCCAGCGGATAACCTGTTTCCGGGTGACGCGGAGAAGCTTGTGCTACCTTGCCATGGTCAAACAGCGGGTTATATTTTACCTTGATAGTGTAGCCATCAATGTGATAGAACCCGGTGAAGAAGCCGCCCAGCATCAGATCGCGTCCGGTACCGGTCACGAACTTGTCAGCGATGTCGCCACCGCCAAAGCTGGTTAAGAACTTGATACCTTCTGCTTTCATTGCCGTATCGATCGCACGCATACCGCCTTTACCCGTCATCAGGGTAATGGTCATGTTGTCGGCATCGGTCTGAGAGAACAGCGCATCACCGATCTTGTTCTGCAAGCCCTGGTAGGTCAATGTAGAATAAGTCGATTTATTGGTAATCTGTTCCAGGAGGCCAGAACCAAGAGGAATGACTTTACCGGTCAACACGTCTTTCAATGGAATAGAGCCATTGGCCAGACGGTTATAACGGCTATACCAGTACTGGTGCTCACATTGTGATAACCAGGCTTTCTCGAACTGCCACATGAACAGGTCCATCCATACACTGGTTTCTTTTCCGTTAGCTGCCTTTACGGAGATATTCATCACCTTATCAGCAGCAGCACCTGCCCAGCTTAAGCCGGCACGGATGATACCCATCTGGTTCTTGTATTTACCAGGAGCAACCATTACGGATTCAGTAGTACGGGATTCGGATTCCGGAGCTGCAGTGAAGAGCTCTACCCAGCGGGTACCGGCAGCCAGTTCTGAAAGCGGACAGAAGTCAGATGCAGCAGCTGCAGATAATACTGCCGTATATTCCCATTCATTACCTACCTTGATAGGGTCCTGATTGATGAAAGCCTGTACCTGGTGTTCTGACTGGATGATGAAGAAACGTTTAATCCAGTTGTCCGTGAAACGGATCTTGAATTCTGAGTTACCTATACCAGGCTTGTTGCCGGTGGTATAGATAGAAGATGCGATAACTGATACCTTAGTATCCCTGCCCATTACCGGGTAGGTAAACTGGATATCGTCCAGTTCGATCTGAGTGCCTTTCAAGCCTGAATTGTAGCCAACGCTACCAGTGGTCATGGAAGACAGAGGGAACTGCTTGGTGTAATCTCCCAGGATGTATACTAACTTCCTGGTAAGTTCGGACGGTTTGCCTTGACGTTGATGGTAAAAATTCTGCTCATCGAGCATCGATTTACTATCGAAGATCTGCTCCTGTACCTGGTACTTTAACGATGGTCCGCGATTCATGGTCTTTTATTTGTTTTGTTTTAATCTAAGTCTCCTAGTGTGGTGATGGTTGCACCATTTGTTGAAGAGCCTTTTGGCTTGGTCCCATTTCCTATGGTCTTTACCAACCTCTTCGTGTTCTGTGTCCTGGCTTCCCGTTCCACCAGCTCCTTCAGGTTACCCTTTTTAAAGCTAAAGAACTTCTCCTTGAAGAATTGTTCCAGGTTATCATTGGTTAACTCCGTGATGGCGATAAACTTGCCGCCGTCATAACGGATACTTTCTTTTACGGACTTACCGAATGCTGCCCGGTCTTTTTCCGGGATCACCAGCCCGCCTACTTCACCGGTAGAAACTACCTTATCGATGTAGGTATTGAGTTGGCCAACTGCGTCCGATTTGACTTTATTAGCCTGCTCGGCATCCAGCCTTACCTGCTCGATCTGTTTTTTCTCCCAGGCTGCTTCTTCTACCAGGGCTGCTTTTGCAGCTTCTTCCAGTTCATCGTCTGCAATCAGGGTCTTAATGGTACTGGCGATCATCTTTTCAGACAGGCCCTTACGGGTCATATTCCGTACCATCACATCTTCCTGCAGCTTGGTATCATTCTCCAGTTCTGGCTCAGTTGGTAAAGTTACCAGCTGTTCTGCTACTTTGAAGAAGTCCTCCTTCTTTCCGCCCGACATCAAATGGTCCAGGAAAGCATAAGCTTCCGGATAATTGGTCTCGATAAAAGACTCGAAGCTGGCTATTCCCTGGTCGATCAGGAAATTCTCCCGGATCAGGGCGCCTTCCGGGCTTACCGGGTCTATGTCTCCGTAGTCGATCTCCGGGGCATCTCCGCCTCTTAGCTTATCTACCTCATCCCAGAAAGTTTCTTCCTCTTCGTCCTCAGGTGGAGTAGCAGGATCTTCAGCAGGTTTAGCTGCTTTCTTCTTAGCTTCCTCTGCTTCTTCCTTCAGCCGGGCTGCTTCTTCCGCTTCCTGCTTTTCCTTGTCCAGCCTTGCTTCTTTCTCCTCATCTGTTTCGTCCTGTGGCGGAGTGGGAGTCGGATCTGGTTTAGGGTCTGGTACCGGGTTGTTTTTATCCTCATTTTCAATATCTTCCAGTGTTGGCGGAAGTGCATTTGGATCAGGATCCGGACTCAATTGTCTGCGTTGTAAATACTGTAAGAACATATCTGTATCGTTTGGTTATCCAAATCTAATTAATAAAACAGCCCCTGCAAGAGGGGCTGATAGGCTTATTAATTATACATTATTATTCGTTAAAGCTATTTAGCCGGCTTAGGCTTGGGTTTTGCCTTGGCGATCTTCAGATCCATTGCTTTACTATGCTTGGCAATGCGTTCCTTGGAGGCAATCTCTTTCTGCTTGGTTATATTCTTCTGCTCCTCGATACGGATCCTGGCCTTTTCCATTGCCAGTTTATTGGATTCCGACTTGTTATGCATCTCCTTATCGGCAAACATCCGGTCACGCTCGTTGGCGCGGGCCATGATTGCATCAATATCTGCACCATCTGTTGTATCCGGGTTCATCCCGTTTGCTACTTCCTGGATAGCCAGGTTGATATCTCCCTGCAGGATCACCAGTTCTTCCTTGCGGGTATATTCCTGGTTCATCTGCTCGGTATCCAGTAAGCTTTCGTATTCCTTGAACTGCTGATCCAGCTGTATCTTCTCGATCTCGTTCTGGTGCTCAGATTCAGCCTGTTGCTGTTGCAAGGCAAGCTGTTCTTCTTTTACCTTCTTGAGTAATCCCTTGAGTTTGGAGATATTATCCGCTGTCTCCATCTCGATAATGGTAACCGGGTCCTGTCCGTTCTGGGCAAAGGCCTGGCAGTACTGGCGAATACGTTTTAGGGCATCATTCTCGGCTCCGGAGTCAGAGACCATTACACCCAGTTCTGCATAGCAGTAGTAATCCGGGTTGATATCCAGGAGCTGTGTCCGGGCATCATCGGTTGTATAGGCAGCCCGCTTACCGGTACGGTTTGCAATCTGGCTACAGTTAATTAGCCCTTCTATCTCCGTCCTGCGGAAGCGGTCGAAGTCCTGGAAGATCATTTCCGTGATCACAGAACTCTGGAAGACGGCTTCCTGGTTACCGCCTACGGTATCAGATGGGGCTGTTTCTGCTTTACGCTGCCGGGAAATACCCAACTGGCTATCCCACTCAGATTTACAGAACTCCATGATCGAGATGATCTCCTTGATATGCTCAAACATGGAAAGGTCCATCACCTGGTAGGTATTCCAGGACTTATCTACTCCAACCTGGTTACGGTCCAGCAAACCCCAGCCATGTGCCTCGGCATAGTAGATAAACTTTTCTTCGTCCCATCCTTCATGGGTATAAGGGATGGCATTCTTATCGATCAGGGCAAACTTCCCCTTAGACTTGGTAATGGTTCTTTCCAGGATAATGGACATGATACAGTACATGATCTGGAAAGGAATACCCAGCTTGGTCACAGAGATATTCTCCGCATGCTGGTCAGAGAAGTTATAGCCGTTATAGCTTAGTTCATGTTTAGAGAAGTCATTGATCTGGTTAGGCTGATACTCCGGAGGTCCCATCTCAGTATAGATATCGTCTCCTATCCGCCAGCCTTCCAGGATCTGGGTAACCCACTGCCAGTCTATCGTTTCCCCGAAGTCCGGGTTAGGCTTATAATCTTCCCCTACTAAATCAGAGTATTCTTCTCCTGTGAATGGGTCGGTTCCCTTCAGGTAACCTACCTTCTGCATGCCTTTCCACTGGTAGTGGTAGACCGGCAGCTTGTTGTACTGGTAAGTTTGGTTATTCTCCAGGTAGTTATATAAACTTGCCGGAGAACTAATAGCCGACATCTTTTCAATGTTGTCAATATCTCCCGGGGTAATACTATCATAGAACCGGTCCACTACATCGGGTACGGTCCAGAACTGTCTACGGCATGCCCAGCTCCCGTCCTTGATAAACTTCTCATGCGGGGTCTTATCGTAATCCAGTTCCAATGGGGGAACGTGGTGATAGAATGTCTTATCCCGGAGTACTCCCTTATAACTCCTGCCTTCTCCACAGATCAGGATGTCCTTGAGAATGTCCTGTAGCTTATCCTTTACCCGCTGGTCATCCATTACCAGGTCCAGGTCAGTCTGTGCCTGCGAGGCCAATATATCTTTAAAGCTGTTGGCAAATTCCTCGGTCAGTTCTTCTGGCATTTTTATCTGCTGGGAGTCCACGCCTGTTGGCGGAGTGGCATCTGCAGCCGGGTCGGTAGACTGTGCCCCGCCCATAGCTGCGTTGGTCGCATTGATAAAGTGCTGGCTCAGGTTCTGGAAGACGGCTTGTTTCCTGGCCTCCAGGAAGTTGTTATAGCCCTGCTCTCCTTTGACTACGATCTGGTAGGGGAATGGCCGTTTTGGATACTCTCCCCGTAAGAGTTCTACGTTTGGCCGGATAATATTGTGTGGTCTTACCTTGGCGCCCCAGTTCTCATATTCCTTCTTCTGGGTAGAGTAAGGATTCATCACATGCGTAAACCAGGAACTCGGGAAACGGGAGTTGTAGATATTATACAGACCCAGGATAACATTCTGCCTGTCTCCTGATCCCATCGGAGAATGGAAGTGAGAAGTCTGCAGACCCCAGTCTATATTCCGCTTGAACCACTCGTAATTATTAGCTACCTTCTCCGACCAAGATAGCTTCTGCAGGGGTTTTGCGCTGGGTATCATAGCACAAATATAATAATTGGTTTGTCTTATACAAGAGAGTCGTTCAAACTAATGTACTGAGTGTCATCGGCTGTTCCGCCAGAACCAAAGGAAGGCCGGTTAAACATATCTCCTGCCGGCTTGCGGGTAGCCCGCTGGTTCTCCTCGATCTCATGCTCCTTGAACATGTACATCATCACGATTCCGCTGGAGATCCTGTCCGCATTCCGCACCCCATTGTACTTGACGATCTCCTGCAGGAAGGGGATATCCTTTACCGTATGTAGGTTGTACAGGATGTTCCCCATAGGCGTAATCCCCCTGGGTTTCATCAGCCACTGTGCCAGGTAGGAAAGCCCGTTCACCTTCTCATCGGTAGAAAGGTTCATAAAGTAGTTCCTGTTCTTCTGGTTACTGTTCTCCTTGGTATTGAACTGGCTGGGCTCGAAGTGGAGTTTATGCAGTTTATTCTTCCGCTTAAAGTAGTCATAGAGCCCTTGTCCCCCACCTGCAATTTCCGACTGTATCCTGCAGTTATAGTAGTCTGAAAGATAATCGGTAATCCGGTAAGCTGTCTCCAGGCTTTGCGGTCTGGCTGTATACCAAGCTACGATCTTATCCCCGTAAGGGTGCTGCTGGGTCTTTTGCATGATCACCTTGACGCTCCAGAGGGAAGTCAGGTCTTCTGCCTGGTCCTTATAGTAAGGATCGACCACTACGTCATAGAGCCCTTCGTAGGCTAGGCCGAACCGGTCGGTAATAGGCGGATCCATGATCGTCACGCAGCCATTCAGGTCATCATCCATTGCATGCGGGTACTTGGCTATCGGCAAAGCTCCTGGTTCTGGCTTAAAGCGGATCTTTCCGTCCTTATCCGGGTAAAGGATGCCATTCTGCAAATCAGAGGTCAGGTCAGGATTGACCTGTAACTGGCGTAACCACGGGAGTACTTCTGCTACCGGGAAGATATTAGTTGATAGTCGCTGCAGGGCTTCTGAAGGCGTACGGGAATACTCGGCTACCCTCCGGTCCAGTTTCTTGGAGTCCTTGAGCAGGCGTTTTTTGTCCCGTTCCTTCTCGTCATACTCCAGGGCTGCCTCCTTATCTACATTCCCGTCATCATCCATGAATGAACTATAGGTCAGGTAACAGGGAACGTAGTAGCCGCACTCGGTAGCTTCCATCCCTTCTTCCCAGATGTTATTGAAGGCCAGGATATCGAAGGCATCCGGGGTATTGAAGATCTCTTCCAGCCCTTCGATAGAGGGACCTTCCTCACCACCTGTACCGAAGACAGAAAGCTGGCCGGTCATGATATCCCCATCCCGGTAGGACGGAGAGGCAATCTCCCATGCTTTCAACAGGTTCTTGAAGGAACCTGCCTCTTCAAATACGCCCTTGATCCCATCCTTACCACGGACTTTCTCCGGGTCATTCACGATTACCCCAATGATCTCCGACTGGTAGCCATGCGGGTTACGCTTCTTATCCAGGTAACTGGCCTTCTGGTGCATCAGTGTATTATGCTCCATCCGGTTCTTGAGCCACCAGCCCATCGTATTCTTATTCAAATGGTCTAGTTGGTCCTTTACCTTATTGAGGATACCATCCTTGGTTAAGAAGTCATCTTTGGAAGCGAAGTAATAGGAGATGGATTTGGGGATGAAGTTATAGTTATAAACGCCATCTGCTGCTTCCTTATAGGAGAAGCCTGCACGGCGGGTTTTCAGGCAGCCCAGGTTTTTACCCACCAAGTAGTCTTTAACAGGCAGACCCTCGATCTGGAGTTCTGCTACCTGCTCTTTGAGCATGCCTTTCATGGCAATCTCCTTGGCCCACCACCAGTTATAGTCTACTTCCCAGAACCGTGGAAAGAGGAGCTCCTTAGGTTGCATGGCTCTGATCTCCCGGATAACTCCTTCTTTGAATACGTTATTCCCGGAGCCCTCTTTAGCTACGGTCATCTTGATCGGGGAGAAATTCAAATACCAGTAATGCCGGCCAGTGATCTTCAGATCTCCAACCTGGTAACCATTCTTACAGCGATCTTCCTGCGTCTCCCAGAAGAGTTTATATTCGGGATGGCCCTTGGGAGCTTTACAGTAGGTACCATCCCGCTTAAATACTATAGCAGCTTCAGAGAAATACCTGGTATTGACGAAGGTCCTGAGTGCCACTTTACTTTTTCTTGGTTATTTTAACTCTTAAAGTCATAGCAAAATCTTGGGCTGCAGGCTGCAATTGCTGTATCCAGCTAATTTGATAAGGCCCCAAAGTTATTCCTACCTCATTATTGATCCCTCTGTATAATCCTGGGTTACTTAGAGCGGAGTATAGTAATCTGCCTATGGCATCCTGATATTCAAACTCAGTTAGCCCTTCTTCTCCTGTACCCTGAGTCAAACTTTCTATCTGTTTCTTCAGGACATTGTATTCATCCAGATCAATGATCACCTGTGGTTTGCTATGGGTCATAATACTGCCAATATATCCTGTTCCCGCATGATCAGGTAAGTGTTACCATCCAGGATGATCTCCTGCCCGGAGTACTTCCCAAATAGGATACGGTCCCCTTCTTTCACGGAATTAGGAATCGTGCCATGAGTAGTAATAGAACCAGGCCCTACTTTAAGTGCAGTACCTTTGAAAGGGCGTTCCTTGGCAGAGTCAGGGATAATGATACCGGACTTAGTGACGTTCTGTTCATCGTCCTCTTTTACCAGAACCCTGTTATCAAGAGGCCTAAAGGTCTCTATCTCCGGTATTGTGTAATACTCTTCTCCATTAATCGTATGGACAGTATTTCCGTTCTTGTCTTTCTTTGTTTTTATAGTCCTTGCCATTTCTGTATAGTTTGGTATTAGTTAATATTCATCAGGGTCTTCCCGTACACCCTTCTCGGCATCTCCCCGCATATCCAGGGTCTCGTTAATTTCCAGTCTGACCTTCTCTTCCATCTCCTGGATAGCCATTTCCAGCTTGGGCATATTGGTAATCGCATCCTGTATCTTCCGGATATCGTACTTGAGTCCGCCTGAGTTGGTCTCATCAGCGAAGTTTACATTCCTTAAGAACTTATTCATTGCTAGTTTAGAGGCCTTCATATCCCGCAGGGTTTGCAGGCTCACAGAACTATGAGAGACCATATCCTGGTACTTGGTCAGTGCATACATGAACTCCTCGTCTGTCTGCATCTCCTTCCACTTATCTGAGGTGATTTGGGAAGCTTGTAAGCTAAACTCCAGCCTACGCTCATACTCTTCCTCTTCGTAGGGGGAATGGAAGTCCTCAAGCAGGTAGATCAGGGTAAACTCCCGGGTAGCTTTCTTCTTGTACTTCCCGGAGCCATCTCCAGCTGAGCCTTTATCCCTTGCCAGTAAAGCCCTGAACTCAGGTATTAAACTGATCCAGGGCTTATTCAGCGTTACCATATTATTGTCACCAAGTTCAAATAGCTTTATCATCCTCCTTTTGCTTTAAGCGTTCAAACTCAAAACCAAGGTAGAAGCGGGCCTCTGTCAGGTAAGTCCAGGACTGTGTCCTGCAGATAGCAGCTTCTCTAGAACCAGGAAGATTAGTGAGCTGCTTTACCTTTTCTGCTATAGAGCCTATTACCTGCCTTAATAAATCTACCCTACTCACATGGGTTGGCAATTCTGCCCAAGGTTCCGGGTCTATTGTAGTATAGATAGTCTTATCGTTTCCTCCTGGAGCAATACTGACCTTACTATCCGTTGGTTCTATATCTGAGACAGCACTCTTGCCATCCTTGTAAGGAGAAGGTTCATCCCCATACTCTGCTAATAGCTTACCTAACCAGGCTTTGGAGAATAACAGACACTGAGTACAGGACTCTACCTGGGCACTCCAGTCTGTATCATCTATTATCTTCTCTCCTGGAGAAGGTTCGGTACCCTGCATTAGTCTTTCATTAATGTCTTCTGAGTACCTGGCCAGACTATCTAGGTCCAGTCTCAGTTGTTTGATCTGCTCTTTCATTTTTCTGTATTGCTTTTGGAAATTGGGTTGCTTTTTTCTTTATAAAGTTATAGTTCTGCGTAGCATTCTGTATCTTCTTAGGCTGGATATGAAACTTCCCCAGGTAGGGCCAGATGACGCCTTCCAGGTTACCTTCCCGTATCCTGTCCGCTGTAAAATCAGACTGTGCTGCTGCTATTTCTGCCACCAGGCTTTCCGACACGCCCAGGTGTACGCTTACTCTTGTGACCAGACCCGGGTTGTGGATCTTCTTTGGTTTCGGTTTTTTCATTTTGGTTCTGTAAGTCCTGTAAAGCTAAGTTATACATTAAACCCGAAGCTATCAAGAACCCGATACAGTCGAAAGAAACCTCCGGGAAATAGCCGTTCATGTTCTCCATCTCCCTGGCCGTCTTGAACTGTACTGCCTTGGTATAGATATCCGAGGTCTTTCCTTCTTTGGAAAGCGTAATGCGGAATAAGGTATAGCCAAAGTAACCACTGGCTTCCTTTGCTTTTTCAGCATATTCATACTTATCCAGCTTTGCTTCAAAGAAAGGCGCAGCTTTCTTATCTGCCAGATGCTGTCCGATTGCAGCTTCGTTAAATTTAGCAATAGCCATATCGATCTCGGAGATAACGATCGCACTGGCCTGGGATTTGGTAACCTTACCCCTGTTAGAGGCTGCTCCTACCGTCTCTGCGATGGGCCTGCCGTTTAGTCCATAAATTGTACTCATCTGTTCTTGGTTTGGAAGCTTCTAAGATAATCAATCCTGTGAGAAACCATAATGTTTATTTCATCCTCACAGTAAGGAACAAAATAAGAGGTAGGCTCCAGGCTTGGTGGGAGTATACCCAGTTCCATGACGAGGGCCGTATCCTGCGGGTCGAGCTTATAGTGCAGTACCTCGAGATCGAGGAGCTTATAGCCATGCTGGATCAGTAGCCAGGCATAGAAGCTCAGCTGCGCGGTGTAGTGCCCCAGGTGACAGTCCGGGAAATTGGTAAAGGGATACTTCATTGGCCTGTTCATATAGGACTCCGTGCGGAACTCCCCGTTGGTCTTATAGTCCTTTACCCGGAAAGTACGGTTAGGATAG